GTGCCGAGCACATCGATAAATCAACATCAATGTTCGAGGTGACCACATGAGTCGCAATCGACTGAATAATCATCCCAATGACGCAACACAGTTGCTGCGTCTCGCTCTATTCGCCCATTCCGCAGACGGAAACGGCCTCGCCAGCATGTGCGCCGCCTTCTCCGCCGCGCACAACCCCTCGGACCAGGCGATGAACGACCACCTTATCCGCCCCATGGGCGCCGCAACCCTCCGGATCGCGCGGGACACCCAGGCCGGCCGAGTGGCGGTGGCCATCGTATGTGCCAGTGGCCGTTGCCACGGCATCGACAGCGTTCCTGACGACGTCGCTGGTACGCTCGCTTTGGAAGCGTCCGCCCAGCACTTCGCTACCCCGGCCGCTGCCTGGTTGTGGGCAGCCGGCCGGATTGGAGAGCTGACCAACCACTGACCAGCTTCGCGGCGAGCGCCGCGTCCTGATGCCGGGAGCACCCAGTTCCGCGCTCGGCACTTCCTCCGACTTGGCCGCCGGGCCATCCCCCGGCCCGGCGGTACCTTTCCAAGCCCCTGACCCATGCCTGCCGGCTGGGTGGGGCCACAAGCCGTTGCGGGCGCCAGACTCAAACGGAGTAGCCCGCCGGCAAGCCGCTCTCCGAAATCGCGCGGCGCTCGAAGCAGAGATTGCCCGCCATGGCTCTCCCCGCCCGCAGAAAGCGCGAGACCGCCGATACCGGCCGCCAAAAGCGCGCCCGCTGCCCCGCCCACCTGTCGTTCATCCGGTCGCATGAGTGCTCTATCCCGGGCTGCAAGGGCATGCCCATTGAGGTCGCCCATGTCCGCACCGGCACCGATGGCGGCACCGGCCTGAAGCCGTCGGACAACTGGACCATCAGCTTGTGCCGCGACCACCACCAGGAGCAGCACGCCATTGGCGAGCCGGCTTTCGAGGCCCGCCACCGGATCAGCATGAGGGGCCTCGCCCAGGAGTTCGCCGCCGCAAGTCCGGCATGGCGGCGCCACCTCCAGAAGACGGAGGCGCAGCGGTGATCGGCGCTCCCGCCACCCAGGCCGCGCGCCCGGTCATCAACTACAAGACGACCGCAGCGCGCCTGTGCATCTCCGCCGCCTCCGACACCATCACGCTGGACGGCATGCCGATCGGCACGCTTAAGCGCGAGCCGGACGAATCGCGCATGGTGTGGGCTGCCCACCTGACGGACGTCCTGGGCCACCGGGCCGGCTATCACAAGTCCGCCCTGCTGCCCGAGGTGATCAAGATGGTCACCAACAAGGTCACGGACGTGCTCCGCCGGCACAACCCGGACGCCGACTGGGGCGTGCTCCACCTGGAGGCCACGCCCGGCGAGCTGCGGGAGATCGCCGAGAGCGGATGTCGGGTCCTGCGCTACCCGCACGCCCTGCGCTACTCGCGCCGCGCCTGCCCTGAGGGCCGACGGGTGCTGATCCGCAACCCTCACGCCCGGGGGCCTGGCCATCCGCACTTCGAGGGCACCCTCGTGCAGGTCCGCAAGGTCCCGCGCGCCGAGGCCATCGCTGCGGACCCTCGCCTCGAATACCGCCACGCGGACGCAAAGCACTTCGCCGAGGTGATCTTCATCCTCGCAGCCGCCGCGCCCGATTCCCAGCCCTGTGAGGTCCGATGAACGCCCTCGCCACCAGTCCGTCCGGCCTCCGGAAGGAGACCCAGGCTTCCATCATGGAATGGAAACTCTCGACCTTCGGCCGCTCGACGCCGATCAGGCAAATGGCCCGCGCCACCGAAGAGTTGGGCGAACTTTTCCGCGCCATCACCTCCGACGCTGCGCCGGAGAAGATCGTCATCGAGGCGGCCGACGTCGCCCTGATCCTCGCCGATATCGGCGTCTTGCTCGGGACGGCCGACTGGTTGTTCGGCGCCCGCCCGCCGCGGATCAGCCGCCCGGTGCGCCTGGTGACCTACACCGTCACCCAGCTCGGGCTGCTGGCCCACGAGGTGGAGATGATCTCCTCCGGCGACGCGGGTCGCAGCCAGTCCATGGCTCTGTCCGCCCTGCGCGCCGTCATCGGCGCCCTGCAGGAGCTGGTCGGCTGCTACGGCCACGATCTCAAGCTGGCAATCGACGCCAAGATGGCGATCAACCGTGGTCGCAAGTGGACCCTGGACGGCACCGGCCACGGCTATCACCAGGGTGCGATCTGATGGCGGCCGATCTCCTCCGACGGGCTGCGGCGCGCGTCGCCGCCGCGGTCGCCACCATCTCCCCGGCCGAGGCTGCCCGCAACCGCCTCCGGGCCTGCCTCCACGCCGATGGCCGGACCAGCTATCCCGAGGTGGTGCGGTACCAAGTCAAGGAAGCTGATCCCGAGACGGGCGTCTATCGTCCTGTCGGCCCGCTGATGCCGCTGCCACCGACGGCCGAAAGCCACCCGGACGCCAATGCTGCCGCCATGGCTGCCCGATCCGGCAAGGGCGCCCTCCCGGTGTCGCTCCCCTACGTGGCCGTCGTCCACGACCTGCCGGCGTACGACGCGCTGAAGGCCCGCGGCCTGCTGGAGATCGGGCACCGCGTCCGCCTGGACGACATCGGCACGCCGGTCGACCGCCGTCCCGCACCGGGAGCATGAGGCATGCGCATCCCCGCAACCTGCGTCAGGGACGCCCCGCTCTATGCCAAGCTGACCGGCTCTGCAGGCTTGGTCACAGCCACCAAACTCACGCTCGTCAAGGGTGGGGCAAAGGTGGAGGTCAGCGCCCGGCCCCAGGACCTCCCCCACGGCGCATTCGGCCGGCTCGTCCGAGACAAGATCGACCCTCTGTGGGGTGCTCGTGACGTGGATCCCGACGGCTATCAGACGCTGATGGACCAAGTGGCGGAACTGCGGGAGCGGGGCGAAGGCACCGAGGCCGAGGCCCTGCTCGCCAACCACTTCGACCCGCACTCCGCGGCGAACCGCGTGGCGCGCGCTGTCTACGACAAGAGCGCCAGGGAGTTCCCGGACCAGCCGATGTTCGGGACGTTCGACTATCTGGGTGAGCTGGCAGAGAACAATCCCGACTTCGCGTTCCTCGGCGATGACGAGGATGACGATGCCGACGGGGCGGACGCCTCGCCGACAGCCGCTACCGATGCCGCCGCCATCGCTGAGGCTGTGAAGCAGGTCCCCCCCGAGCCTGAACCCACTCCCACCAACGTCGCTCCGCTCCGCCCGATCGAGGCGCCCGCCGCGGCGCAGCCCGCGAGCGCGCCCGAACCGGCCGCCGCCTCCCAGCCCAAGGGCAATACCCCCATGCAATTCACCGTCGACAAGGGGCCGCTCCTCTCGGCCTTGAAGCGTGCCGTCGCCATGGTCGGCAAGAAGACCACCATGCCCATCTTGGAGTGCGTCCTCCTCGACGTCTCCGACACGGCCCTGACCATCTCCGCCACGGACCTCGCCATGGACGTGCAGGTCAAGCTGCCGATCGGCCTCGGCGCACAGCCCGGCCGGCTGGCCGTCCCCGGATCGGCCCTGGCGACCGCGGTGGACGCCATGCCCGACGGCGCGCAGCTCTCCCTGGAGGCGGTCGACGCCAAGGCCGAGGGCTGCCGCCTGCGGATCCTGTGCGGGAAGACCCGCTTCCATCTGCCCACCTACCTGGCCGAGGACTTCCCGGCCTTCGCCCAGCCCGCTGGCGCCGAGCTGGTGGTGCAGGTCTCCGCCCTCAAGCAGGCCATCGACCGCGTGTCGTGGGCCATGTGCTCGGACGAGACCAAGCCCAACCTCATGGGCATGTTCCTGCACGCCCGGCCCGAAGGCCTGCGGGTGGTGGCCTGCACCACCAATGTGATGTCCCGGACTGACCTGATTGTCGCCTCCGGTGCCCCCGAGTTCGCGGCGACATTCTCCGGCACTGAAGGTCCTCCCGGCATCCTGATCCCCAACGTCTCAGTCGCCGCCCTGCGCCGGCTGCTGGACGCCGTCGGCGACGAAACCGAGGCGCGCCTCACCGTCGGCTCGCGGCGCGTCGACCTCGACCTGTTCCCTTACCGCTTTGGGACCACGCTCTCGGCCGCCCCCTTCATCGGCTACGAGCGGACCATCGACTTCGCGCTCGGCCAGACGAAACAGCGGATGACCGTCACCCGCGCCGACTTCCTGGCGACGGTCCGCCGCGTCCGGGCCATGGCCGGTGACAAGAACCGCGCGCTCGCGCTGTCGATCACCGCCGAGGGCGTCCGGGTGGAGACGGCCGAACGCACCGCCACCGACGCCACCGACATCATCGAAGCGCCCACCGGCTACGGAGGCGGCTCCCTGGACATCGGATTCGCCTCCGGGCTGTTCGTGCCGGCGATCGAGGCCCTCAACGCCACCCGGCTGTCCTGCGAGCTGGGCGACCCCGCCACGCCGACCTTCTGGCGGGCCGAGCAGGAGGAGGACGTCGCCGTGGCCGAGCACCTGGTCGTGGTGATGCCGTATCGCCTGACCGCCCGGACGGGGGCCTGATCATGGCGATGGATGTTCGCGAGATCCGGCACTTCCATGTTTGCTGTGGCATCGGCGGCGGCGTGAAGGGGTTCAATCGCGGCTCAGCCCGCGTCGGCAACATGGTGGCCGCCCCCAGGTTCATCGGCGGCGTCGATGTCGATCCGACCGCCTTGGCCAGCTTGGAGAAGGTGGCGGGCGCCAAGGGCACGCTGCTCGACCTGTTCGATCGTCAGCAGTACGCCGCCTTCCATGGCCACGAGCCGCCGTCCGGCTGGCGCGAGGCGACCGGCGAGGACTTCCGCCGGGCTGCCGGCGGCGAGCGCCCGCATGTCGTCTTCATGTCGACGCCCTGCAAGGGCAACTCAGGCCTCATCAGCACGAAGACCAGCGAGGCGCCGAAGTACATCGCACTCAATGAGCTGGCCCTCCGCGCAGTCTTCCTGACCATGGAGGCTTGGGCGGACGATCCGCCCGAAATCCTGCTTTTCGAAAATGTCCCCAGGATTGCGACGCGCTCCCGCCGGCTGCTTGATCGCATCGGCGGCATGCTCCGGCACTATGGCTATGCCGTCGCCGAGACCGCCCACGACTGTGGGGAGATCGGCGGGCTGGCACAGAGCCGCAAGCGTTTCCTCCTGGTCGCGCGGCACATGGCAAAGGTGCCGCCCTTCCTCTACGAGCCGCCCAAGCGGAAGCTGCTTTCCGTCGGCGAGGTACTGGAACGGCTGCCGCTCCCGGGCGATCCGCTGGGCGGACCGATGCATCGCGTCCCGCGCCTCCAGTGGAAGACCTGGGTCCGGCTGGCCTTTGTCGAAGCTGGATCGGACTGGCGCAGCCTCAATCGGCTGAATGTCGCTGACGGCGTGCTGACCGATTACGGGATCATCCCGGAAGGTCGCTGGCAGGACGGCGTTTTGGGTGTGCTCCCCTGGGAGGTGCCGGCCGGTACCATCACTGGATCTGCAGAGGCGACCACCGGCCGATTCAGCGTGGCGGACCCGCGCGAGTTCGGCGCCCGCCACAACGGCATCCTCGGCGTAAACGCCTGGGATGAGGCCTCGGGCACCGTCACCGGCAATGCCCGCCCGATGACCGGCTCCTTCTCCGTCGCTGATCCCCGCATGCGGGAAGGTCACGCCGACTACCAGCAGTATGGCGTCCGTCGCTGGGGCGAGTCGACCGGCTCCGTCATCAACGTGAAGGCACCCGGTCAAGGTGGGTTCTCGGTCGCTGATCCTCGCTATGGTGAGAAGCCCCGATTCAACAACGTCTATCGGGTGGTGGACCTCCGGGAACCTGCCCCGACGGTCACGGCCGGGCAAGGCCCGACCTCTGGCGGCATGGCCGTGGCCGATCCGCGCGCACCGGCCGGCTCCCACGCGAGCAAGTACCGGGTCACCAGCTACGGCGAGGCGGCCGGCACGGTGATCGGCGCCTCCACCACAGGCCAGGGCGCTTTCGCGCTGGCGGACCCGCGCACCGGGTTCGGCCCGAACTCGCACCGGAACAAGATGAAGGTCTGCGGCTGGGATGACTCATCCCCGGTGGTGACCGGCTCCGACCGAGTGGGAAGTGGCGCCCTGTCCGTTGCCGACCCCCGCCCGGATGCATTCCGCGACGGCCGTGAGAGCTACGTCACCGGCGGTCACTTCGGTGTGCTGGGTTGGGGCGAAACCAGCGGCGCCGTGATCGGTCACCCGAAAAACAACAACGGGTGCTGGTCGGTCGCCGATCCCCGGCCGGCCATGGGTGACGAGGCGGAGGAGCTTCCTGCCGCAAACCAGCAACTCGTCGCCGTGATCCGCGCCATGGATGGGACGTGGCATCGCCCTTTCACGACGCTCGAATTGGCGGCCCTACAGTCCCTGGTGGACTTCGATCAGCCAGCCCTCGAGCTGGCCGGCAGTTCCGACAGCCTGTGGCGCGAGCACATCGGCAACATGGTTCCGCCCGATGCCGCCACGGCGATGATGGGCGTGATCGCCCGGACGCTGCTGCTTGCCTGGTCCGGAGAGAGCTTCGTCATGAGCTGCGACCCAGTCTGGGTTCAGCCGATCACAATTGCGCTGGCCGTCGACACCTCGTCGCAGGTGCTCGAATGACCCGCTACACCCACCCCAATCCCCTCCGCAGCGACAAGGAGGCCCGGCAGCACCACGGCGCCCAGGACCTCTCCGCCCTCGTCGCCCAAGCGCTGGCCGCCGGTGAGGCTACGGTCAAGCCGGTCACCGCCCAGGACCTGCGAGACAGCGCCGAGCGCAACGCCGCAGCGCTCTCGAAGAAGCGCCGCGCCGCAGCTCGTCGCGGAGCCGAAGTGCGCGCCGCCCAGAAGCGTGAGGCCGCCCGTCGGAAGGAGGCTGCCAAGTCATGAACACCACCGCCCCCATCGCCGTCGTCTCGATGTCCGGCGGCAAGGACAGCCTCGCTACGGCCTTGAAGGCAATCGACGAGTATGGGCACGACCGCTGCCGCTTCGTGACCGCCGATACCGGCCATGAGCACGAGCTGACCATCGCCCACCTGTCCGACTATCTCCCGCGCCGGCTGAACATCCAGATCGACGTCGTGAAGGCCGACTTCAGCGCCGACATTGCCCGGAAGCGGGTCTATGTGGCTGAGAAGTGGCCGGCGAAGCTGGTCAACGGGAAGCCCGGGAAGTGGGTGCGCCTTGGCTCCGTCGAAGAGGAGGCCGAGCCGCCGACCCCAGGTAACCCCTATCTCGGCGCCGTGATCGGTGGATGGGTCTGGTCCCCGGCTGTCCGCCCCATGTCGGCCGACGAAGCTGCTGAGGTGGTGGCTCGCGCCCTGAGCGTGCTTCATCCCACCGGCATCGCGTTCCTCGATCTGTGCCTGTGGAAAGGCCGCTTCCCCAGTCGCAAGGCGCAATTCTGCACCCAGATGCTGAAGCGGTTCCCGCTGGACCGCTACATGATCGATCTCGCCAGCCAGGGCCGCCGGTTGGAGAGTTGGCAGGGTGTCCGCCGGGACGAAAGCCACGCCCGCCGGAACGCGGCTGAACGAGAGATGACCCCCGAGGGGTGGGAGATCGTCCGGCCCATCGTCACCTGGACCGCACGGGAGGTGGTGGACTTCGTCCGCTCACACGGCGTCGACCTGAACCCCCTCTATTCCCAGGGCTGCGACCGCGTCGGCTGCATGCTCTGCATCAACGCCGGCAAGGACGAGATCGTCAATGCCGCCCGGCGCTGGCCGGAGCATATCGAGCGCATTCGCGAATGGGAGCGGCTGGTGGGCATGGCCTGCAAGCGGGGCTTCTCGACGCTTCTCCACCACGCCGATGGCGAAGGCGGCGATGCCGAGCACGCTTATCGCCATAGCAACATCGACTCCATGGTCGCTTGGTCCCGCACCACCCGCGGGGGGGCGTGTCTACGACCTGATGGCGCTGGCCGCGGACACGGAGGGCGCGGTCTGCAGCTCCTCCTACGGCCTCTGTGAGTGAGGGCGGCATCATGACCCACACCCCCTCATACGCCGACGTCCTGGCCCGAAAGCTGGTCTCCGCCCCCATGCGGGGCCTGGAAAGCGTTCCGGCCCTGTCCTCCAGTCTGTTTGGCTATCAGCGCGACGTGACCGAATTCCTCCTGCAGGCCGGCTGCGGCGCCGGCTTCCTGGATACCGGGCTGGGCAAGACGCGGATCGAGCTGGAATACGGGCGCGTCCTGGCCGAGCACACCGGCAAGCCCGTGCTGCTGTTCGCCCCATTGGCCGTCGGCCCCCAGCATGTCGCCGAGGCGCGGGACATGGGGCTGGACGACGTCCGCGAAGTCCGATCCCAGGACGATGTCCGGCCAGGCATCAACATCACCAACTACGAGCGCCTCCACCACTTCCAGCCCGAGGTTTTCGGCGCCCTGATCCTGGACGAATCGTCGATCCTCAAGAGCTTCAGCGGCGTCACCACGCGCAAGCTGATGGCCTTCGGATCGGCGATCCCCTTCCGGACCTGCTTCTCCGCCACGCCCGCCCCGAACGACCACACCGAGCTGGGGCAGCACGCGCAGTTCCTGGGGGTGATGGACTCGGTGGAGATGCTGACCCGCTGGTTCATCAACGACCAGAAGCATATGGGCCGGTACCGGCTCAAGCGCTTCGCGGTGGAGGATTACTGGTCCTGGGTTGGCACCTGGGCGCGTTGCATCTCCAAGCCGTCGGACCTGGGATACAGCGATGCCGGCTTCGAAATGCCGGAGCTGCTGACCTTCAACCACACCGTCCGCGCCGACCTGACCAAGGGGGCCGGCGAGGACCGAGAGGGCCAGCTTCAGCTCCTGCGCATGCCGGGCACCTCGGCGACCGAGCTGCACCGGGAGAAGCGCCACACGGTCGATGCGCGAGCCCGGCTGATCGCCGACGTCGTCATGGGCGAACCAGACGAGCCGTGGGTGATCTGGTGCGATACCGATTACGAGGAGGAGGCCCTCACCGCCCTCATCCCCGACGCGGTGGCGGTGCGCGGCACTATGCACCCCGACATGAAGAAGGAGCGCCTTCTCCAGTTCGGTCGGGGACAGGTCCTCCGCCTCGTCACTAAGCCGTCGATCGCCGGCTACGGCCTCAACTGGCAGCACTGCGCCCGCACAGCCTTCGTCGGCCGGTCCTACAGCTACGAGGACTATTACCAAGCGATCCGCCGTTTCTGGCGGTTCGGCCAGAAGCGCCCGGTCCACGTCCACACGGCGGAGGCTGATACCGAGTCCCACGCCGCCGCGGCGATCGCCCGCAAGGAAGCCGACCACATCGCCATGAAGCGCGAGATGGCGGCCGCCATGTCCCGCGTCGGCGAGCGCCGCGGCGTCAAGCTCAACTACGCCCCCACCATCGCGCCCGCCCTGCCGTCCTGGCTGGCCGGCTCCGCGCCCACCCACACCGCGGCGCGCTGAGCGCCAGGAGACCATCCCCCATGACCACCATCGACCTGACCAAGCTCGCCACCGACGCCGTCGCCAAGATCGCGGAAGGCGACACCATCCAGAACGCCATCGAAACCAACATCCGGAAGACGCTGGAGTCCGTGATCCGCGATGCGACGAGTGAGTACAGCCCGTTCGGCAAGCAGTTGAAGGAGGTGGTCGCCTCCACCCTGCAGATTGACGCCGGTGGTCTGGGCCTGCCCGGCTACAACGCCGCTGTGCTGGCCATCATCAAGGCCAAGCTGGAGAACATCGTGGACGAGCAACTCCGCGAGCAGTTGTCCAAGCACATGGACGCCCTGCTTGCGAATGCGCCAAAGGAAATCAGCATCACCAAGCTGGTGACCGACTTCAAGAAGTGGGTGCGTGAGGATCGGATCGAAGTGTCCGGGAACTGCACCGTGATCATTGAGAATTCCCACGGGTTTCATTGGGTCCACCTCGACGCGAAGTCCTATCAGGAAAAGTACCGGTGCCGGTTCCAGATTGGCATCAACTCAGACGGAAAAGTCTTCAGCTTGAACGATAGCAGCCGCGACATGAAGAACACCATCATGTCCAAGTCCCTATACGGTTTCCCCCGCGACCTGTTCCAGATGATGGCCGCCGGCACGAAGGTCGTGATCGACACCATGGACATCAACGACTCCATGGAAGCCTACGAGGACGACGAAGAGGAGGACATCTGAGATGACCTCCCTTAACACCCGTATCCCCGTCGAGTGGGCGCAGCAGCGGATCGAGATCGAGCGCCTGAACCGGCGCGTGATCGAGCTGCTGGAAGCCAACAACCGGGAGGTGGAGCGTCGCCGCTCTGCCGAGACCCGGCTCCGCGAAATCCAGGCGACTGAGGGCTGGTTGACCGGCGCCTTCTCGGCCATCCGTGCCGCCGCCTCCAAGGCACTGAGCAATCAGCCTCTGGTGGAGCCGCATGAGAAAGCTGCAGGAGAGGTCCTGGTCGCAGTCGGCCTCGCCCGGTCGCGGGCTCGGTCCGAAGCCCAGTCTGGCCGGTACATCGACCCGGAGAAGGTGCTCGGCCCCGCCTTCGACGCCGAGCCCCTGGTGTTCGGCTACACCAACTGGCGCGGAGAATACGCCATCCGTCGCGCGATCCCGAAGTTCGTCTACTTCGGCGCGTCCGATTATCACCCGGAGCGCCAGTGGCTGATGTTCGGGATCGACTGCGACAAGGGCGCCTATCGGGATTTCGCCGTAAAGGACATGATCCCGCTCCGCGCCCTGGAGCAGGCGGCGAGCGCGCCCTCCTGCCCGACGGCGGAGGTGAGCCATGGCTAACCTCCTCGCCCAGGCTGCCCGCCTTGCCTCCTTCCAGGCCCGCGTGACCGCCATCGAGTCCCTGTTCGTGGCCGGCCGGATCGGACCCGCTCTGCGCCGGGACCTGCTGATCAAAGCCCGGGACCTGACCGAAATCCCCAAGATCACAGCCCTTAGCCGGGAGAAGCCCGTCGGCTCCACCCGACTGGCCCAGATGACGGAGGAGGAATACCGGGAGCACCGCGCCGCCCAACGGCTCCGGCGGGAGCAGCGACGCGCCTCCTCTCAGGGCGGGGAGGCCGCGATCCATGGCTAACCCCCACGCCATCACCGCCTGGAACATCGAGGCCTCGGCCGCGATCTCCCCCAGCGGCTCCTACCGCTACTGGCTCCGCCGGGACCTTGGCATGCTCAACCTGGGCAAGCCGCCCGTCGTGTTCTGCATGCTGAACCCCAGCACGGCCGACGCGACGGAGGACGATCCCACCATCCGCCGGTGCGCCGACTTCGCCGAGCGCTGGTCTGCGCCCTGGTTTGGGGTGGTCAACCTGTTCGCCTACCGCTCGACGGATCCGGGCGTCTTGTTCGATTGCACGGCCTGCCCGGACCCGATCGGTCCCAGCAATCGGCCGGTGATCCACTACGCGGCGCAAGCGATGGCCGCGCAGGGTGGCCGGATGGTGTGCGGCTGGGGTTCGGCCGGCCAGAGCAAGGCCAGCAGCCGCAAGTACATTTCCCAGGTGGTGGAGGAGGTAGTCACGATCATCCGCGCCGCCGGCTTGGAGCCCCAGGCCCTGCGCCAGTCAGAGAAGACCAGCCAACCCTGGCACCCCCTCTATCTGCCGGCAACGCTCGTCCCACAGCCGTGGAAGGGGTTGCCGCATGTCCGCTGACCACCTGCCCGGACACACCGTCGTCGATTCGTATGGCGACCAGGTCCTGCTGTGCTACCGCCGCCCGCGCTCACACGCCCCGGGTCCATCGGGGGAGTTCGTGCGCCTCCTCTACACGCCCGCGGCTGCGCTGGCTCTGGCTGAAGAGCTGACCCGCGTCGCCCGCGCCCTTTCCCCCGAGGGATCGGAGGCGCCTCATGGCTAAAGCCCCCAAGTGGAGCAAGGGCCTCGCTGAATGGGTGGATGGGGATACCGCCTACCTCTCGATCGCCTTCACGTGGCTGCTCGACGAGGCCTATCGGCTCGCCATCTGGCACCGCGCCTGCGGTCGCCGGGTGGTGGCTGGCGGACCCGCGCTGTTTCAGGAAAAGGTGAGCCACATTCTGCACGGCGTGGCCGAAATCCCGGTGAAGCGAGTGACGGTCGACGGCCGGGAGGTGGTTCGGGGAGCCGATTTCCCGGACGCCGTCGCGCGCCACAACCCATTGGCGACCTTCGCGAGCCGGGGATGCCCGGTCGGCTGCTACTTCTGCATCGTGCCCAAGATGGAGGGGAGAAGCTTCACGCTCCTGCCTGATTTCACGCCGCGCCCGATCCTCTGCGACAACAACCTCTCGGGCCTGCCTGCGGACTATCAGGACTTCATCGTCGACCGGTACCGCAAAGCCGAGGTCCCGCTGCTTGATGCCAATAGCGGCTTCGAGCCGAAGACCTTCGACGCGGATGTCTATGCGCGCTGGCGAGACATCAACAAGGGGCCTTGGCGCTTCGCGTACGACGAGCAGGGCGAGCGCTCTGATGTCGAGCGGGTCATGCAGATGCTTCGCAGCCTGCCGGCCAAGCGGAAGCGCGTCTACGTCCTGATCGGCAACGAGCCAATGGCGGCCTGCCTTGAGCGCATCAAGGAGGTGATCGCCTGGGGCGGCGAGCCGCACGTCCAGCCGTACATCAAGCTCAATGCCATGGAGAAGGTACCACACGTTCGGTTCGACTGGACGCGGCAAGCGCTGACCGACATGGCGCGCTGGGCCAACCGCCGGATCTGGCGGAAGTGCCCCGACTTCTCCGACTACCGGCGCTCCGAAAAGGCCTCACGCAAGCCGTTCGCGGACGACATCCGGATCGGCGACCTGATGGGAGGTTACGCTCATGGTTGGTGAGCATCCCGTTCCCGCCCGCTTCGAGTTCAGCTTCGAGGACACCACCGTCCGGGTGCTGGAGATCAACGGCACGCCCTGGTGGGTGCTGGTCGACGTCTGTGTCGTGCTGGGCATCGCCAACCCCCGCGACGCCGCCGGCCGGCTCGACGACGACGAGAAGGGTGTCGGCATTACCGACACCCTTGGCGGCCCCCAGGAGGTGACGGTCATCAACGAGTCGGGCCTCTACAGCCTGACCCTTACCAGCCGGAAGCCGTCGGCCAAGCGGTTCAAGAAGTGGATCACCTCCGAGGTGCTTCCGGCCATCCGGAAGACCGGCGGCTACGGCACGTCCCAGGTCGACCTCAACGACCCGGCGCAGCTCCGCGCCCTGCTGCTGAACTACTCGGCCGAAGTCGAAACGACCAAGAAGGCGCTGGCCGCCGCCCAGGTGGAGGCCTCGGCCGCCACGAGCGCGTTGGACCGGATCGCCGGCACCGAGGGCCTCCTCTGCCTGACCGACGCCGCCAAGGTGCTGGGTCAGCAACCCAAGGCCTTCATCAGGTGGCTGACCGCCGGCCGCTACATCTACCGCCGCGTCGGATCGTCCCGGCTCCTGGCCTACCAGGACGCCATCCAGTCCGGCCTCATCGAGCACAAGCTCCGCACCTTCAAGAAAGCCGACGGCACCGAGGGCAGCTCTGACCAGCCCATGGTGACGACGAAGGGGATCGCCCGCTTCGCCCGCCTGCTCGGCGTCACCGCCGACTGGTCCGCCGTCAGCAAGGAGACCCTCACCCATGCCTGACCTGAAGCCCCGGCACCAGAAGGTGCTGGACGCCCTCCCGGCCGGCGATCCCGCATCGGGCGCCCGGCCGGCCGACATCGCCCTGCAGCTTGGTCTGAAATCCGGCAATGTCTCCCGCGCCCTGTTCGACCTCCTCGAGGCGGGCCTCGTCGTCTATGCCGGCATGGACGGACACCGGCGCTACACCAAGGCTCCGAATGCCTCGGTGGAACCCGTCGCCCGGCCCGAGCCCCAGGTTCGCGCCCCGTCCGCCCCAGAGGTGCCACCCCTCGTCCTCGATCAGGCCGCCGGCGAAGCCTGGAGCCTCTACAACGCCGACTGCGTCAGCTTCGCCCGCAATCTGCCGGACAACAGCGTCGACCTGGCCGTCTACAGCCCGCCGTTCTCGAACCTCTACGTCTACAGCGAATCGGTCGCTGACCACGGCAACTGCGCCACCGACGCCGAGTTCTTCGACCACTACCGCCACCTCGTCCGGGAGAAGTTCCGGGTCCTGCGCCCCGGCCGACTGACCGCCATCCACGTCAAGGACCTGGTCTACTACCAGAACAGCTCTGACGACGGTTCCGCCGGCCTCCGCGCCTTCTCCGACGGCTGCACCCGCGTCCACCAGGAGGAGGGTTTCACCTTCCACTGCCGGATCACGATCCACCGCGACCCGGTCCTCGAGCGCGCCAAGACCAACGCCCACGGCCTGCTGTGGAAGACCTTCCAGACCGACGCCAGCTTCTGCCGTGTCGGCATGCCCGAGTACCTGATGGTCTACCGGAAATGGGCCAAGCCGGGGGAGGAGGACCTCGTCCGCCCGGTCACCCACCCGAAGGCCTCGGTCCCGCTCGCCCGGTGGCAGGACCTTGCGTCTCCGGTCTGGCGGACCGCCGACATTGACCTGTGGCTGCCCTACGGCGATCCCCGCGCAACCCCGAATTCCCAGGTCTGGAACCTCCAGGAGCCCGGCCGAGGTGATGGTGACCTGTCTACGACCGACGTGCTGAACGTGGCTGTGGCCAAGGACGACCGGGCCGAGCGCCACCTCTGCCCCATGCCCCTGAACATCACCAAGCGCGCCCTGGAGCTCTACACCAACAAGGGCGACGTCGTGTGGTCCCCCTATGCCGGTATTGGCTCCGAGGGCGTCTCCGCACTGTCCATGGGGCGCAAGTTCATCGGGACCGAGTTGAATCCGACCTACTTCCGCCAAGGGGCCAAGTTCCTGGCCGAGGAGGAGAAGGTCAGCGCTTACGGGTCGCTGTTCGACCTGGTGGAGGCGTCATGGTGACCGCTCCCACCACCGAATGGACCCACGACGCCCTTGCTGACGATCTGGCGGGCCATGTCGGCTACAGAAACCGCCTGACCTTCACGGACATGCAGCTTGGCCCCTCTGGCTCTCCCCGGCCGGACGTCTACTGTCTGCCCACGACCTACAGCCGGTTCTGCCCGGTTGCCTTCGAGTGCAAGGTGTCCGTCTCCGACTTCCGCGCCGACGTCACGCACGGCAAGTGGCAGACCTACCTGCCGTTCGCGGCGGCCGTCGTCTTCGCGACCCCGGCCGGGCTGATCGGCAAGCAGGACATCCCGGCCGGCTGTGGCCTCATGGCCCGCGGCCCGAATGGCTGGCGCACCGTGAAGGCGCCAACCCTCCGTCCGGTCGAAAACCTTCCCCTCCAGGTCTGGCAGAAGCTGCTGTTCGACGGGATCGAGAGGGCCGAGCGCTTCCGCCGGTGCGAGCCGCGCAAGGCCGACGACTGGCGTCTTCGTGACCGTCTGGCGAAGGAGCTGGGCGCCGACGTTGCTGCCGTCTTCACCAACCGGGAAGCGATCGCCAAGGCCGCCAGCGAGATCGCCGCGGCGCTGGGGATGGACACCGACGGTTTCACCTTCAACCGCTCCGATGTGTGGCAGGTTCGAAACTTGGCCTATTACGCCAAGCAGACGGCCGAGGTCTGGCAGAAGCTGGCCGGCTTGCTGGGCATGGAGTCGCGCTGGCCGGGCTTCCGGGACATCAAGGAGGCGGAGGCCCGCCTGTCCCGTCTGGACGCCAGCACCGCCACGGAGAGCGCCCTCGACGCGCTGGACGACGTGCAACGCGCTATCGACTGCGCCCGCAAGAAGCTGGCCGGCGACAATGCCAAGTCGGAGGCGCTGGCATGAACCTCCGGATCCTGAAGAAGCTCTCGAAGCGCGCCGCCCCGCTGCTGGCCCACTTCGACATCGGCCCGGACGACCTCTTCCTGGCCGAAAAGAGCGAGAGCTACACGGGGCTCCTGATCCTCGACCGCACCTGCTGGGACCGCGGCCGTTCGGTCCATGACGATTGCATCAGGCAGTGCGAGCGCAAGAAGCCCGCGGCCGACGGCAACGGGTGGGTCTACATGACCCCGCCCTCTCACCCCCTCAAGGGCACGCCGATGGTCGGACGCATGTCCGGCTACGAGGAGCCCGAATGGGAGGAACGGACGGCCCTGGAGGAGTTGGCGGAGTGCATCCGCTGGTCCGACAAGCCGGCGACCATGACAGAGGCCGAATGGGCGCTGGCGCAGCGGATCACCCGCACCAAGCCCGTCACCCAGGACGAGATCGACGAGATGCTCAACGACATGGACGAGGCGATGGAGGGTGACCTCTCGCCGATGGAAGCGGAGCTGTCGCTATGACCGGCATGGGGCACAACTCCGGAAGCGCTGGCGTGGACGTCGGCGGCATCGCGGCGGATCGCCTGAAATCCTTCGTCGAGCGCATCGAGCGTCTCGAAGAGGAAAAGCGCGGTCTGCAGGAAGACATCAAGGAAGTCTATGCCGAGGCCAAGGGCACCGGCTTCGACACCAAGATCATCCGGCAGATCATCCGTCTGCGGAAGATGGACAAGGAAGACCGCCAGGAACAGAAAGCCATCCTGGAACTCTACAAGGAAGCCCTGGGGATGGTGGACTGACATGGCTATCGACGGCCCCACCAACCCGCTCACTGCCTGGTGTGAGCTGCGCCGCCTGCTGCACCGCCGCCGCCTGGAGATGGGCTTGCGACAGGAAGATGTCGCCCGCATGGGCGCCTTCGCCCTGCGCACCCTGGAGCGTTGGGAGAACGGCGACTCGGAGCCGCCCGGCTTCGCGCTGTTCCGGTGGTGTTCTGTCCTCGGCGTCGTCCTCACCCCCTCCGTCGTCACCAACACCGCGCCGGCCAGGGAGCCGGCGCCCATCACCGTGGGAGGCTGATATGGCCGAAACGACCCTCCCGGAGCCCCTGGTCCCAACCGAAGTGGACCTGACCGACTTCAAATTCATGCCCCTGGAGGTCGCCCGCCTGCTGGATAGCGAGATCATGGCGCTTGAGGACGCGGAAGCGTTCCGGGCCGGCGTCGCGTCATGGTGCAAGGGATGGCACCAAATCCCCGCCGCGAGCCTGCCGAATGACGACGGCGCGCTGTGCAAGATGCTGGGTTACGGCCGGGACCTGAAAACCTGGGCAAAGCTGCGTAGGGCCGGCGCGCTGCGTGGCTGGATACTCTGCGCTGATGGGCGCCTCTATCATCCCATTGTTGCCGCGAAGGCTCTGGAGGCGTGGCTGGAGAAACTGGCGCAGCGCTTGAGCAGCGGTGCGGGCAACGCCAAGCGTTGGGGCATCGAGTTCGACGCAAGCCAGATAAATGAACAGGTTGCGACCGCGCGGCGCTTCCTGACGGCACTCGATCCGCAGTCCAAGGCACTGACCAAACGGAAGCCGCCGGCAATCCCGACGGGAAACCAGCAGGCAGTCCCGCAGGATATCCCGCCAGAACTCCCGAGCGAAGTCCCGCAAGATGATGATCAGCAATCCCGTCAGGACTCCCGACGGGATGTCGGTCAGGAGTCCCGTCAGGATCGCAAGAGACAGGGACAGGGACAGAGACAGGGAGATCTTAGCCTTGCCTCAGGAGATAAATCTCCTTCGGCGGCGGCTAAGGCGCGCGAGGCCGCGCTTTGCCAGCCGGCCGGAATTTCTGTCGATGACTTGACTGATTCCGTCGACGCCGTGTTTTCCGCTGTTGCCAAGGCTGCGGAAAACTGGTTCGATGTGACCGAGCGCGACCGCCACGACGGCGACGAGGTGGTCATCCGAGGCTGGCTGGGACTGGCCGGAAACGCTGGATTGTCGGACGCAGACGCCGTCCAGGCCATCGCCGAGGCCATCGACCGCCAGTTCGAGCGGCTGTCCAAGCGACCCCGTGTCGGCATGCCGGTCTCCCTGGAGCTGATCGACAAGGACGTTCGGACCGCCATCACCGCCGCCCGGCGCAATCCGTCAAAAGTGGCGGATGAGGTCCGCGCTCCCGAACCCTACGCCTCCCGCTTCACCGCGACGCAGTGGACCACCTGGCTGAAACCCTGCTCGGTTGCCGTCGAGGATCGGGTCGCCACCATCACCGCGCCCACCCTCGTCATCGCTGACCGCCTGCGCCAGCACCACGACCAGGACCTGCGCGACTGCCTCGATGTGGACGCGGTCGAAGTCGTGGTCTCCGCCCGGCGCAAGAGGGCGTCCGCCGCCATCATCCCCCATCCAGCGACCGTCGTCGCGGAGGCCTCGAAATGAGCGAAGGCAAGGCCCCCGAGGTGGCGCGCGTCGATAGTGGCGACGCGCCTGCCGAAATCCCGACCTTCGGGGGGAAGGTCTGGTACATCGCGGTGGTGAAGCCACTGGCCCAGTACCGCGAGATGGCGAAGAAGGCCCTTCGTGCCCGTGGATACGCGGTGTTCCTGCCGATGTGCCGGGAGATCGTCATCCAGTCCGGCCAGCAGGAGATCGTCGAGCGGCCGATGTACGGGCGCTACCTGTTCGTCGGCGTCGACCCCGGCGGCGATAGCTGGGCGATTCGGTGGGTGCCGGGTATCCAGCACATGACGCTCGATGCTCGCCGCCGGCCGGTCACCATCGCGGTGTCTGTGCTGTCGGCTATCGCGGACCGCATGGGTCGGGATGGCGGCGTGATTAATCTGGTTCCGCCACCCAAGGCCGTCGGCTCTGGCTTCATTCCTGGGCAACTCGTCCGCATCACGGACGGCACCCTGACTGGCTGGGAGGGCCTCTTCCAGGCGGACCAAGGGGCGCGGTGTCGAGTGCTGTTGACCGTCGCCGGTCCTGAATCAGCGCTCACGATCCCGGCCACCAGCCTGGAGGCGGTACAACCAGTTGACGGGCGAAAACGATAGGGTTACAACGGTCGGACAGGTGGACCCGATTTCCGGGTCCACTGCGGACGCCGTGTAGCGATCCGCCTTGCGCCCGCCCGGCCCTCGCCGTGGCGGGTTTTCTGCGTTTGGAGAACCCGCCAATGGCCGATCCTGCCGCTCACGACCTCGTCCAGATGGCGAAGTCCCTCTCCCCCACCGCCCTCGGCGTCGCTGCCGGCATGGTCGCCCGCTGGTCCCGTGAGGCTCGCAACAGCGGCTGGAAGGCCCTGCTGCGCATGATCATCCTGGACCTGCCGACCATGGGCGCGCTGACCATCGCCGCCGGCTCGGTCGCCCAGCAGATGAACGCCGACACGCTGACGGCCACCGGCATCGGCACCTGCGCCGGCTACGCCGGGTCGGAGATCCTCAAGACGCTTCTGGCGTGGCGGGCCGGCAAGCTGCCCGGTGGGCAGGGCTGACCATGACGGCCGCGTTCTTTGCCGAGGGGCTGTGGTGGGCCGGGGCAGTCGTTGCTGCCCTGAGCCTCGCCGTTCTGATCGGAGGGGGTTGGCGATGATCGACCACGAATCCTATCCGCAGGCCAGCCCCGCCGTGGCGGACCTGATCGACTGCCCCGCCCAGCGGGAGGCTTACCGCCGCGCCACCGAGCTGATCGGGCCGGCCCTCGCGCTTGTCGGCGGCCGCATGTCGGCCGGTGCGGTGGATGGCATCGGCGTGCCGCAGGTGGCGGAGGGCTGATGCCGTCCCGTCCGCCGGTCTTCCGCGCTCCCGGCTGGCGGCCTGCGCCACGCAAGCGCCCACAGGTCCAGGACAGCTACTACGGCTCCGCCGAATGGAAGCGTCTCCGCGAGGCGTGCTGGAAGCGGGACGGCTACCGCTGCACGGCCGAGCACTGCACCACCCCCGACCGCGGGTTCGGTGGCCGGGTGATCGCAGACCACATCATCCCGCGCCGAGAGGGTGGCGAGGACGCCCTGACGAACCTGCGAACCCTTTGCCCCACCTGCGATAATCGCCGGCACGGCAAGCGTGGTGGGTAGGGGGATGTCAATCCCTACAGGGGCTTAGGGTGTCCACCGGTGGGTGGTCAAATTCACGCGCGTGCAAAACGAAAACAAAAGGGTTCGGAGGCTGAAAATGGCAGGACGCCCCCCCAAGCCGACGCACCTGAAGCTGGTCACCGGCACGGCGCAGAAATGTCGCACCAACAAGCGGGAACCGAAGCCCGAACGCTCGATCCCGTCGCCGCCGGCTCACCTGACCGACAAGGCCAAGACCACTTGGGGCGCTGTCTCGGTGATCCTGGACAAGATGGGCGTGCTGACCGAAGCCGACGGCATGGCAATGGTCGGGCTGTGCGAGGCCTACGCGGACCTGCTGGCCGCGCGCGAGTCGCTGTCCCGGCCCCTGACGATGGTGTCGGAGGGTGCCGACGGCGAGAAGGCCAGCACCATCATCTTTGCCGAGGCAGGCGAGCGGTATTACTGGACCATAGGCAAGGGCGGCCCCATGCGCCGCGCCCGCCCGGAGGTCGCCGACATCGCCGATGCTGACCGGCGGTTCGCCGCTTGGCTGGCGAAGTTCGGCCTCACGCCGGCGGATCGGACCCGCGTGGCCGGCCAGCTACCCGGCGACAGCAACCCGTTCGCGGACCTGTAATGCCCCGCGCGCCTCGTCAGCACCAGCCGGGCGTCCGTCGAACCCGCGGCGCGGCCAGTGGCGGCAAGACCTTGGGCCCTGTCGCGCACCCGCATGTGGAGCTGGCCGAGCGCTACGTCGACGATGTGCTGTCCGGGACGGTGCCTGCCTGCAAATGGGTCAGGCTGGCGTGCCAGCGGCACCGGAACGACCTACGCGCCGACAACGTCGCGGACTGGCCGTACCGCTTCGATCCGGTGAAGGCCGAGAAAGCGTGCAAGTTCATCGAGCTGATGCCCCATACCAAGGGCAAGTGGGCGCGTCCGGATCCGCTGAACCCGAAAGGCCACCTGATCCGGCTGGAGCCCTGGCAATGCTTCATCGTCTGCATGGTCTTCGGGTGGGTGCGCAAGGCCGACGGGTTCCGCCGGTTCCGGCAGGTCTATATCGAGGTGCCGCGCAAGAACGGGAAGTCGGCCCTGGTGGCGGCCATCGGCCTCTACATGCTGTGCGCCGACGGCGAACAGGGCGCCGAGGTCTACTCGGGCGCCACGACGGAAAAGCAGGCCTGGGAGGTGTTCGGCCCGGCCCGGCAGATGGCGAACGGCCGGCCGGACCTGAAGCGGCATTTCGGGGTGGAGGTGAACGCCTCGAACATCTCGATCCTGGGCAACAGCAGCAAGTTCGAGCCCGTCATCGGCAAGCCCGGCGACGGCGCCTCGCCCTCCTGTTCGATCACGGACGAGTATCACGAGCACGCCACGTCCGATCAGTACGACACCATGGTCACCGGCATGGGCGCCCGCGAGCAGCCGCTGGCGATCGTCATCACCACGGCAGGCGATAACATCGCCGGCCCCTGTTACGACATGCGCGACGTCGTGCGGAAGGTGCTGGAGAAGGTCGCGAACGACGACGAGCTGTTCGGGATCATCTACACCGTCGACGACGCCGACGACTGGACCGCCGCCGAGGCATTGCGGAAGGCCAACCCCAACATGGGGGTGTCGGTCAGCGAGGAATTCCTGCTGGCCCGCCAGCGGGAGGCGATCAACAACACCCGCAACCGCGGGCGCTTCCTGACGAAGCACCTGAACAAGTGGGTGAACGCCCGGTCGGCCTACTTCGACATGGCGGCCTGGGATCGGTGCGAGGTGCGTGGACTATCGCTGGACGACTTCGTTGGCCGGCGGGTGGCTCTGGGGCTCGACCTGTCGAGCAAGATCGATGTCGCAGCGCTGGAGGTTCTGGTCCTGCCGGAGAGTGAAGATGAGCCCTACCGGGTCTTCACCTTCCATTATCTGCCGGAGGAAACCGTCCTGCAGCCCGAGAACGAGCACTATCAGGCGTGGGACGCGGACGGCTGGCTGATCGTCACCGAGGGCAACATCATCGATTATGGGGTGATCGAGGAGGACATCCTCGACCTCTGCGCCCGGTTCCAGGTCGAGAACATTGCCTACGACCCGCACCAGGCGACGATGCTGGTAACGCGGCTACAGGCACGGAACGCTCCGGTGACGGAGTACCGGCCGTTGGTGTTGACCTTCAGCGAGCCGATGAAGGAATTGGACGCCCTGATCCGGGCCGGGAAATTGCAGCATGCCGGCGACCCCGGCATGAAGTGGATGATGTCCAACGTCGTGGCCCGGCCTGACAAGAAGGACAACGTCTACCCGACCAAGGAAAAGGACTCGAAGAAGATCGACGGGCCGGTGGCCCTCATCTCCGCCCTCGGCGTCTCGATGGCTCCAGCCAACGACGACGAGGACATTCCCGAGGATTTCGACGTCAAGGTTTGGGGGTAGGCATGGCCGACCAGAAACAACAGCCCGCGGCGCCCGTTCGGGATGCCGCGTTGGATCGGGTGCGCCTGCTTCTCGCCGCGAGCGGAGTCGGGCTGATCGGGTACGGGGCTTGGCTCCACTACCCGCCGGCCGGCTTCGTCACCTCCGGCGTCCTGCTGTTCGCTGTCGCCATGGTCGGCGCGTTGAGGGCGCGCTGATGGGCGGGTGGCTAACCGCCATTCTTGGCGGATCTGTGGGATCGCCGTCCGCCTCGGCTCCCTCGCTGCCCGGCACGACCAGCGGCTCTGCCGACCCGGCTGGCTGGCTGGTGGACTTGTTCGGCGGCATGGTCACGGCGACCGGCCTGCGGGTCGGTGTGCAGGACGCACTACGCCTGCCGGGCGTTGCCGCCTGCATCCAGGTGCTGTCCGAAGACCTCGCCAAGGTGCCGCTCGTCGTCTACCGGAAGCAGCACGGAGGCGAGAAGGTGGAGGCAACCGACCACCCGCTCTATCGGTTGCTGAACGGGCATCCAGCTCCTTGGCTGCCGGCGTTTCATTGGCGCCGTACGATGATCCACAACGCCATGGCACTGGGGAACCAGTTCAATCGGGTCCAACGCCGTGGCGGAGAGGTCGGCCGGATTTCCCCGCTCCAGCCCGGCCGGACACTGGTCCGCTGGACGACGGAGGGGGAGCCCTTCTACGACGTGATGGACGGTGCTCGCACCGTGACGGGGCTGCCCTTCCACGAGGTGCTCCACATCCCCTACCGAGCGAGCAACGACGGTGCCGATTACGGTGGGTTGTGGGGGAGATCGCCGCTGGAGATGCACCGGGAGTCGTTGGCGCTCGCCATTGCTGCCGAACGCTTCGCCGCGCGCTTCTTCGCCAACGGCGCCCGCCCGTCGGTGGTGGTCGAGATGTCGGGCAAGATGCCCAACGATCAGGTCGCGAACCGTGTCCGGGCCGGGCTGGAGAGGGCGATGGGTGGGCTGGACAACGCTTTCAAGATCGCCGTTCTCGAAATGGGCATGAAGCTCAAGGAGCTGACGGCCAAGAACAGCGACAGCCAATTGATCGAGGTGCGCAAGCAGGCCGCCCTGGAGCAGGCGACCATGTTCAACATGCCGCCGCACAAGATCGGTATCCTGGACCGGGCCACCTTCTCCAACATCGAGCACCAGGCCATCGAGTACGTGACCGGGCCGGTGACGGCGCTCGCTCGCGGCATCGAGGCGGCACTGGAGACCTCCTGCCTGTCCGAGGCCGAGCGGGAGGATTACGAGATCCGCCACGATCTCGACGACCTTCTGCGCGGCGACATCGCCAGCCGGTACCGGGCTTACGCCATCGGCCGGCAATGGGGCTGGTTGTCGGCTGACGACGTGCGTGGGTGGGAGGACATGAACCCGCTTCCGCACGGCCAGGGAAAGACCTACCTGACGCCGCTCAACATGGTGCCGGCCGGGACCGAGCAGCGGCCGGACGGCTCCGGAGCCGATGTGCTGTTCGCCCCGACGCGCTACGCGGCCGCCCACGATGCGCGCCAGCAGGCGCTGACCTCCTCCCTGGTCGGGCCGCACGGCGAAACCCTCTTCCTGCCGCCACCGTCGAACTGAGGAACCATCCATGACACTGGCTTATCTGGGCCTCGCGGCGGAGCCGTGGGCAATGACTAAGCACGCCCTGCGCGAACTCGCCCGCACCCCGGACCTCGCGCAGAAGCTGCCGATCGAGAACGACGCTGCGGCCCGCAACAAGGCGCTGATGCCCATCGCCGGCCCGGCCACCCGCAGCCTGGATGGCGGATCGGGGCGAGCGATGGTGGTCGATGGCGTCGCCTGCATCCCGGTCATCGGCCCGATCTTCCCGCGCGACAACTTCCTGACCCGCTACGGCTATGCGACCTCCATCACCGGGGTGCAGCGCGACCTGTTCGCCGCATTGGCGGCCGACGACGTGAATGCCTGCCTGCTCGTGATCGACAGTCCGGGCGGGGCGGTATCCGGGGTCAACGGGCTGGCAGACCAGCTTTTCGCCGCCCGCTCGGTCAAGCCGCTGGCAGCCCACGCCACCGGCACCGCGGCGAGCGGTGCCTACTGGCTCGGCTCACAGGCGGAGCGCTTCACCATCGAGCGCACCGGCATCGTCGGCTCGATTGGCGTGGTGGTCTGCATGCCCAAGCAGACGGAGGCAGATGTCGACGGGAACGTCTGGTTCGACATCGTCTCGACGAATGCCCCGAACAAGCGCCCCGATCCCAGCACAGACGACGGCATGGCCGAGATCGTGGCAACCCTGGACGCCCTGGAGGGGCAGTTCATCGCCGATGTCTCCCGCGGCCGCAACGTGGCTGCCGACAAGGTGACGTCCGACTTCGGGCGGGGCGGCACCAGGGTCGGCGCCGACGCCCAGGCGGCCGGCATGGTTGACGGGATTTCCTCCATCGACGCTGCGCTTACCCGGATGGCGCGGGTCGGCAAGAGCTTCCGCAAGGGCCAGCAGGCTGCGCGGTAACTGGGGCTCCGCCCCATCCTTCCTCACACGGAGCATCAACATGTTCGACATCCCCAGCCTGCGGCAGGAGCAGGCCCGCATCGAGGGTGAGCTGAAGGCGCTCAACCTCGGCGTCAACAGCTCGGACGAAGTCCTGGCGAAGGCCGAGAAGCTGACGGCCGATCTGGAGCGCGTCGCCCAGCACCTCGCGCTGGCCGAGCGCCAACAGAAGGCGCGCGGCGCCACCGCCACCGGCACGGAGGAATCCCTCGGCGGCGAGTCGGGCGGCAACTCGGCCGCGACCGTCCCGGCGCAGGTCGCCGAGAAAGAGGATCCCGGCATCAACTTCGCGCGCGCCGTTCGTGCCATCACCATCGGCGTCGACGCCAAGGACCATTCCGTCGCGACGAAATGGGCGGGCAAGACCTTCGGTGAGCGTCATCCGGTTGCGCAGGAGATCGGCGCGGCCATGCAGAGCAACGACATGACCGGCGGCGGCGTGTTCATCCCCGAACGCCTGTCGGAAGCGTTGATCCCGCTGCTGCTGCCGCGCACGGCGATGCGCCGCATTTCCACTGCAGTTCCGCTGGTCGGTGGCTCCGACAACGTCCCGACGGTCGAGAAGGGCATCAACGCCCATTACATCGGCGAGGGGCAGGACCTGCTGTCGGAGGAGCCCGAGTTCGGCCTGTTCTCCGCCAAGGAGCGCGAGATCGGCGCCCTGGTGCCGATCTCCAACAAGCTGCTGCGGCTCGCCTCCCGTCCGATCGACATGTACGTCCGCAACATGATCCTGGACGGCTTCGCGCAAACGGAGGACCTGTTCTTCTACCGCGGTCCCGGCACCGACGCGACGCCGAAGGGGCTCCGCTTCCAGGTCGATCCGAGGCACGTCATCGCGGCGCCGGCTGGCAGCACCGTTGCCGATATCGACAAGGCCGCGGCGCAGATGGTGCTGAAGCTATCGCTGGCCAACATCCCCATGATCCGTCCGGCGTGGCTGATGCATGACCGCGTGTTCCTCTGGCTCCAGAACCTGCGGGACGCCAATGGCAACAAGGTCTATCCGTCGCTCGATGCGCTCCAGCCGACCTGGAAGGGCTATCCGGTCGAGCGCTACAACCGCATCCCGGCCAACCTCGGCGCTGGGCACAATGAGACGGAAATCACGCTGGGCGACTTTTCCTTCTCCATGGTGATGGACAGCTACAAGGTGTCCATCGACATTAGCAAGGAGGCCAGCTACTCGGTCGGCGGGACGCAGAAGTCAGCGTTCTCTCTGAACCAGACGGTGATCCGCGCCATGTCGGCGCACGAATACGGCCTCAGCCGCAAGAATGCCTTCGTGGTGATGACGGGCATCACCTGGGGCGCCGACTATCTGGTCTGAAGACGGAGCGCCCCAAGGCGCCCTCTCCACTTCCACCCGATTCATCATGGAGACCCTGATGTTCTCTCTCGGCCGCGACATCGTGGCAGAGCTAGGGCCGTGCGCCTTTGCTCTGCCCGCCACTTCCGCCACTGCCGGCGGGGCTGGCGACGGCACCGCCGCCAACGGCGTCACCATCGACCTGACCGCGCTGCCTGGCGGCGTGCGAGCCGAATCGATCGCCTTCCTGATCGGCGCCAAGGCGACGCTCGCCGCCACCAAGACGCTGACGGTTGCCGCGCGCATCCTGACCAGCCCCGACGGCTCGGTCTGGACGGAAGCGGTGGCGTCCGCCTCCATCCTGGTGCTGACCGGCGGCGCGGGCGGCACCACCGAAGCTGGAACTGGCCGGATCGGCATCTCGCTCGAATACTGCAAGCAGTTCGTCCGGATGGAGGTGACGCCGGACCTGTCCGCCACCGCCACCGACACCGCCAGCCTGTTCGGTCTGGCTGTCTTCGGCGGTGCGGATCGGCTCCCATGATCACCGTCCGGTTCCGCCGGCACGCTCCCCCGTATGCTGCGGGGGAGGTGGCGGGCTTCCCGGAGAAGGAAGCAATCCGGCTTCGCAATGCTGGCGCCGTCGTTTTTCTCAACAGCGACGAGGGCCGGCCGCACATCGCAGAGGAAGAAGGGCAGAGCGACCCTGCCACGGAACCCACCGAGGCCGCAGACCCGGTGGCGGAGGTGGGTGGCCCGGTTTCAGACGCCGACCCTGCCACGGAACCCACCGAGGCCGCCCGCGCTTCTGGCCCCCATGGGAATAGGGCTCGGTCGGCCCGGGTCGCCCGATAACCACGGAGGGCTAGATGGTTGATCAGGGTTCGCAGATTGCTGCGGTGACCGGCTATTCCTACAGGGGGATTGTGGGAAATAGGCAGCGCTTCCAGCGTCGCCAAAGTGATGGCGGCCGGTTCGTAGCTCTTGTTCCATTGGGCGTCGGCTTCGCCGAAGCCGTTGAGGAACTCAGGGCGCCTCGCTGCTTTTATGTGGTGTACCCGGCCCGCTGGGTCGGCGAGCGGTGTGAGGGCTGAAGATGGCCATCACCACCGTCACCGCCCCGGCCGCCGACCGGCGACTCTGCTCCATCGCCGACCTGAAGGCAGAGCTTGGCATTGACGCGAACGACACTCTGTTTGATGTCTGGCTGTCGACTGAATGCCTGTCCGCCTCCGACCGGGTGGCCGAGGCCTGCGGCGTGGCCGCCGACGATGACGGCGAGGCGCCCGCGACCTTCGTGCAGGAGATCGCGGCCATCACCTTCGGCGCCGCCGATATCCCGAACGGGAATGTGCTGGAGCTTCCCTGGCGCTTCCCGGCCCGCGTGACGAGCGTCACCGTGGCTGGGCAGATGCTGGCCCCTGCGCTTTACCGGCCGCAGCCGAAGGCCGGGCTGATTTCCAGAGTGGACGCCTGTGGGCGGCCCGCTTGCTGGGCTCGTGCCGAGACCTCGGTGGCGGTGGTATCCGGGTGGGAGCCCGGCAAGGTGCCAACCGTTCTTCAGGATGCCGTTAAGCGGCTGGTGCGCCTGCGCTGGGAGGCCAAGGACCGGGACCAGTTGGTGAAGGCCGAAGAAACCGATGGCGTCGGGCGCACCGAATATTGGGTGGGCGGCACGTCGGCCAACGGCTCCGCACTGCCGGCCGACGTGCTGGCGTCGCTTCAGGCGGCCGGCTACGTCAACGTGGTGATCGCCTGATGGCCCGCTCCCGCGAAGCCCGCATGATCGACCGCCGCGGCGCCCTAGTGGTGTTGCGCCGGCCGTCCGGCACCATCCCCCCCACCTTCACCGACGTGGTCCTGAAGGCGTTCTGGCGGGAGACCGGCAGCGACACCCTGACCGGCTCCGCGGCGCAGAGGACCTTTTCCATCATCGTCGCCGCCGACGCCCTGGCGGAGACCGCCTTCCCGCCGGACGGCCCGGCAAAGGGCGATCACGTCATCATCAAGCCCACCATCGTGGGTGGCGCCTGGACCGGTGGTGGTCAGACCCTGACCGTCTCCTCCCCCGGCGAGCGCCCCAGCGGCTGGTGGATGGAAGCGAAGGGCTGAACCCATGGCGACAATCCAAGCCTTCGACGCAATCCGGAGCTTCATCGAGGCCGGCTGGCCGGATGCCGCCCCGCAGGCCTGCCCGCTGGCCTGGGACAACGAGCCGATCGCGCTGCCGCAGCCATTTGGTCCGACCGGCCTCGACGGTGCAGCCGTCATCAACGCATGGGGCAAGGTGCTGGTGGATGGCGACCTGTGGTCGCAGCAGTCCATTGGCAGCGGCGACCCGGCCGAAGAGCGCTGGGACGAGACCGGTACGCTGATGGTGTTCGCCTTTAGCCCCGTCGGCTCCGGCTCCCGGCTGAACCGCGAGCTGCTGACCGCCTTCGCCGAGATGTGCCGCGGGCAGGACATCGGCAGCGTCGAGTTTCAGGACACCCGTTTCGACCCCATCGGCGCCAAGGACGACACCGGCAACTGGTGGGGCATGCACATCGTCATCGACTGGATCAGGAAAGGATAGCCACCATGGCCGAATACACCGTCCTCACCCCCTTCAACACCCCGACCCGCCGGTTCGCCGCCGGCCAGAAGGTCGACGGCTCCGAACTGGAGGGTCCGCTGACCCTGGATGACCGCATCCGCCTCGGCCAGATCGCCGCGCCGAAGCCGGCGAAGGCCGCGAAGGCGGCGCCCGCCGCTGACCAGGCCGAGACGCCGGCCGGCTGACCAACGGAGACCGCAATGGACAACCAGCACAAGCACATCAAGGGCTACCGGGACCTGTCGGCCGAAGAGATCGCGCTGATGAACGAGGCGAAGGCCAAGGCTGAGGAGGTCGGCGCTCTGGTCGAGAAGATCGCCGCCACGCCCGGCATCGACGGCCGCTGGGTCTCCATCGGCAAGACGGACCTGCAGACGGGCTTCATGAGCCTGATCCGCGGCATTGCCCAGCCCACGACCTTCTGACCTTCAGCGCCTCCGCTGAAGACCACCCCGCCGCCGGCACCGCCCGAGCGGCTTTTTTCATGCCCGGCTGAAAGGAGCCGCCACCATGTCCAGTTCCAACCGTGTTCGCCTGACGGGCGTCGCCGAGACGACCTACGGCACCACCCCCACCACCCCGCGCATGCGCAAGCAGCGCGTCGCCTCGATCAGCCTGTCCAACAAGCCGGTGACCGTCGACTCCGACGAGATCCGCGACGATCGCATGAACAACGACTCGATCCTGGTCGGCCAGACCAACGACGGCTCCATCGGCATCGAATGGCACTACCCGGTCGACGGTTCGCTGCTGTCCAGCGAGATGGAGTCGGCCTTCTGCAACCCCTGGATCAACACCCCGTCGCGCGACAACGACGGCAGCGCCGGCAGCGTCATCCAGTCCGTCACCGCCGCCACCCAGGTGGTCGCCGTGGCGAGTGCCGCCGCCTTTGTCGCCGGCCATCTGGTCTACTTCAGCGGGTTCGGTGCCGCCGGCAACAAGGGCAAGCTGGCGAAGGTCACGGCCGGCAGCCCCACCGCCCCGGCCTTCGTCGGCGCCGGGCTGGTGGACGAGCCGAGCCCGGCCGCTGGTGCCCGCATGAAGGTGGTTGGCTTCGAAGGGGCGGCCGACGACATCAAGGCCGTGGCCGATGGCCTGACCTCTGAGACGGGCGGGCTGGACTTCACTACGCTCGGCCTGCGGATCGGCCAGTGGGTGAAGCCCGGCGACATCGGCGCGGGCAACCGTTTCGCCACCGCCGGCACCAACGGCTTTGCACGCGTCGTCGGCATCGCCGCCCGCAAGCTGACGCTGGACAACCTGCCGGGCGCCTGGGCGGCCGACACCGGAGCCGGGAAATCGATCCGGGTGTTTTTCGGCGATGTGCTGGTCAACGGGGTGGCCAAGCTGGGCTTGACCCTGGAGCGTGGCTTCATGGACCACACGCCGCCGACCTACATTGCCCAGACCAGCATGCGGGTGGGGAGTATCGAGTTCGGCGGCGGGGCCAAGGAGAAGGCCACAGGCTCCATCACCTTCGTCGGCATGAAGGCCGGCACCCCCGGCCCCACCACGCTGGACGCGCTGCCCGACGAGGCGCCGGACACCAATCTCTATCCGGTGATGGCGTTTTCGGCCAACTGCGGCCGCATCGGTGAGGGGGGCTTGGCCCTCGGTAAGCCCAACTGGGCCAAGAGTGTGAAGTTCACCGTCGGCAACAACCTGCGCGCCATCGACGCGGCGTCCGACGGTGACGATACCGCCCCGGCGCCGGTGGATGTGGTGGACGGCTCCTGTGATGTGTCGGTGGACTTGGACACCTATTTCGGCAACGCGGACCTGCTCGCCAAGGTGGGGGCGGCCACGCCGACCGCCATCAATACCCGCCTGCAGAAGGGCACCCAGGCGATGGTCTGGGAGGCGCCCCGCCTGATCCCGAAGGAAGGCGATCCGGCCGTCAGCGGCAAGAACCAGGACGTCATGCTGCCGGTCAAGCTGACCGGCTCGAAGGACAGCCTAACCGGGGCGCAGATCATCGTGAACCGGCTCGAGTTCGTCCGCTGACCCCCTGACGAGACCCCGACGACCACGGGAAAGAGGCTGCCGGCCCCGTCGGCGGCATGACGGCGCGCGCGAGCCGCGGGCGGGCGTTTGGTCGGCGCCCGCCCATCCATCGCGCACTTCCGACCAATCGACCAATCAAGGATTTACGACCATGGCGAACCTCGCCTCCCGCAAGCGCAGCTCCACCGCCTACACCGCCGGCGTCTGGAAGCGCCCCGATCCCGACATGGATCTGCAGATCCTCACCCTCGGCATGGGTGATGATTACCTCGACATGCAGGCTGCCAAACAGCGCAAGGCGGCCAAGGGCTTCGGCGGCGACACCGAGAAGCTGCCGGCCGCGATGAAGCGCAAGATCAACATCGAGTGCCTGATCGCCTGCTGCATCCGCGACGTCAAGTTCAAGGACGACGACGGCAACGATGTCTCGTTCGAGGAGTTCCTGGAGTTCCTCCGCGACCCTGAGTATCCGGACATCTCCAACGCGGCCTTCACCGCCGCCACCATGGCGACCGCCGATCGCGAGGCCGACGCGGAGGAAGCCGAGGGAAACTGACCGCGGCCCTTCGGGACCACCTCACCCGCAAGGCGGACAGCAACGACCTGCTGGCCGACCTTGCAGAGGATGATCCCGACGCGGCCGAGATGGTGGCCTCCCGCCTGGAGGACGAGGGCGAGGCGGTCGAGCCGCTGCCGTGGTGCCGGTGGGCGTGGCGTGCTTGGCACGCGCTCTCCGACGATCGGCAGTGGCGCAGCGGCGGCATGGGGCCAGCCACCCCCTGCGGCATCCCCTGGTCGGTGGCCCGCACCTATGCCGCCGACCATGGCCACGACCTCCACCTCCTGCTCCGCCTGCTGCGCGCCATGGACGGCGTCTATGCCGAGTGGTGGGCGGAGAAGGTGAAGGAGGGGCAGAGAAAGACCGAGACGGAGTGACCCATGGCCAAAGCGGCAGCATTCAACGCCCGGCTTCGGGTCTTCGCCGACCGGGCGTTGTCTCCGGAGGCGCAGTCCCGCCGGCTGGCGGAAATCGCCATCACCGAGCGGGACCGGCTCATAGCTGCCGGCCGGGCCACCCGTCGGTACCGTCGCTGGGTCGACGGGGTGGAGGGTGCGCCGGAGACGGCGGTCCGGCCGGCCGACGGCGGCCGGATCGTCTACCGGTTCTCGATCCTGGGCGCGGTCTGCACCTTCGCCCTCAGCTTCCTCATCAACCGCAGCCCGCCCCGGTCCTCCGCCCCGCTGAACCCGGCCACGGGCAAGACGGCGCATTACCGGGATGGCTTCTATTTCGGCATCAAGGACAGCTCGTCCGCCCACGCGGGCAAGGGTGACTCCGCAGGCCGGTTCGTCCCGGCGGCGCAGTTCAACGCCGCCGCGCTGTCCCCCACCGTCACCGAAATCATCATCGGCAACAACTTGCCCTACAGCCGCAAGGTGGACGTGCAGTTGATCGGCGGCGAGGCGCTGTCCTTCAGCGTGCCGCCCGGCCTGTTCGATGACGCCGTGAAGGCGATCCGCTCCCGCTGGGGTGACGTGGTCGAGGTGCGCCGGGTCTACACGATGGATTTCCCCAACCAGTACCGGCTGAAGCAGCGGCAGGTCTGGACCACCGGCAAGCGCAAGGGGCTCTCCCGCGGCCGGGTAGGCACGCGCGTCGAGTCCCCCGCCATCATCATCAAGCCCCGTCGCTGAGGTTCCGCCATGACCGATCAAGTCGAAAGCCTCGACGTAGGCTTCCAGGATGGCGTATCGGCCGGTGCCAAAAAGGCAACCGATGCAGTCACGGGCCTGGGCGACGCCTTCACCGCCACGGAGGCGAAGGCCGCCCGCGCCGGCAAGGGCACGAAGAAGGCGACCGACGAAGTCGCCGCCGGTGCCGCCGCCGCCGGCGAGGCCATCGACGCCTATGCCGGCCAGGTCGAGCGTGCCGACGCGCGGGTGAAGCGCCACAGCCAGACGGCCGAGCAGCTCGCCAACAAGTTCGACCGGACCAAGCGGGAGGCTGCCGCCGTCGCCAAGGCCATCGCGCCCTATCAGCGCGCCCTGGACGACTTGGAGGCGAGCAGCGCGGGCGCGGCGGAGAAGGAGGAGCTTCGCGCCACCATCACGGCCAAGATGGAGGCCGCCACCGGGAAAGCCCGCGCCGCAGTGGCGCGCTACTTCAAGGACGTGGAGGCTGGGGCTGCGGCAGCGACCGCGGCGGCCGGCGGCCTGTCGGCGGGCATGGCTGCCGCCACCGCCTCGGCCGGCACGTGGGCCGGCGCGCTGGGCAAGGTCTACGAGACGGCCGGCAGCGCGAGCGGTGGCCTGACCCAGGCCGCCCGTGCCTTGCAGGCGCTGAACGCTGATTTCCGGTCCGGCCACGCCAGCATGGCCGATTGGGCGGCCGGGGCGAAGGGGTTGGAGGCCAGCCTGCGCGGCGTGTCAGCGGCGCAGAAGGCCATCAACGACTCGGTCGGCCTGTCGCGCCAGACGGCGAACACCGCGGTGATCGGCCCGACGCGCTACGCCACCACCGGACGGGGATCGAGCGGGACCGGCTCCATCACCTTCGGGGATGACGGCTCGGCCCAGCGCCTGGACGACATCACGGCAGCTTTCGCCGAGGCCGACGCCAAGCTGGACGCCTACCGCGCCTCGCTCGGGCTGACCGATGCCGCCCAGCAGAAATACGACGCCGGGCTGGCGGAGCTGCAGGCGACCATCCGCCGGGCCGGCATGGAGGAGGCCGAGGCGACGCGGCTGTTGACCGCCTTCGCCGCCGCCCACGATCCCGCCATCAAGAAGGCGAAGGATCTCGCGGAGGCCGAGGCCGTCGCCGCCCGGAAGATGGCGCAGGAGGAACGGGACGCGCTCGCCCGCATGTCGGCCGATTGGGACGCGGCGGTGCGCGAGCGCGAAGCGGACGCGGCCATGATCATCGCCGCCGAGAAGGAGGCCGCCGCCGCAGTGAAGCAGGAGGAGACTGCCCTCCGCTCGCTGGTGGGCACCTTGGACCGCACCTTCGGGGCCGAAGAGAAGCTGGTCGCGGAGCAGCGGCTGCTGGACAAAGCCATGACCGATGGTGTGGGCGGGATCAAGCTGACGAAGGAGCAGCACGAGGCCCTGTCGCGCGCGCTGAAGGACCAGCACGAGATCGCCACCCGGAGCGCCACCAGCACCAAGCTGGCCGCCCACGAGTCGCTGAACTTGGGCTATCAGATCCAGGACTTTGCGGTGCAGGTGGGCAGCGGGCAAGGCTTTCTGACCCCTCTCCTGCAGCAGGCTCCCCAGGCTGTCGGAGCCGTGGGTGGTGTTGGCCGAGCGGTGGCGTTGCTGACCTCGCCCTTTGCCCTGGCGGCCGGCGGGGCGCTGACGGTCGTCGGAGGCTTGGCCCTGATCGGCTCGCGCGCCCTGGAGATCAACCGCCAAACGCGCGAGCTCACCAGCACCATGCGGACCTATGGCACTGAGGCGCAGACCACAGCGGCCGGGCTGCGCGAGGTCGCCAAGGCGCTGTACGAGGGCGGTGCGGATCGCGGCGACGCCTATGGCACCGCCCGCATGCTGGCCTCCACGCGCGGACTATCGGCGGCGATGGGCCGCGAGGCAGCGACGCTCGGCTCGGACATGGCTGCCGGGCTGGGCAAGTCCGTGGAGGATGCCTCTGCACAGGTCGTGACCCTCATGACCGAGGGCTATCCGGCCATCATGAAGCTGCAGGAGGCGATCGGCTTCCTGACGCCGACGGAGGTCGAGGCAATCCGCACGATGGCCGAGCACGGCAGGCAGGCCGATGCCCTGGCTGTGGCGCTGGGCGCCCTGCATCGCCGCTTCGACGGGCTGCGCAAGGACAGCATGACGCCGGCCGGCGAGGCGATGCACGAGCTGGGCGTCCAGTTCAACCGGATGGTGGACGCGGTGGCCTCGTCGTCGCTGGTCATCAGCGTGGAGATTGCGCTCTCCGACCGGTTCAAGCTGCTGGCAGATTTCTTCGAAGATCCCGGGATCGTCACGTTCGGCAAGCTGGCCGGTGCCGGTCTGGGCGCTATGAGCCTCACCCCGAACCGGATCGAGATCGCCGCGCCGACGCCCGCTGACGTTCAGGCTGACCTGCAGAAGAAGATCGAGGGCGCGAAGGCCCGGCTGCACGGGCTGGAAACTGACCGATTGGCCGACCCGGCTGCGACCGCCCTGGAGATCGACCGGGCGCGCAACGACATCGCCGAGCTGGAAAGGCGGCTGGACGGGATCAACAAACGGGCTGCCGCAGCTCAAACGGCGACGGCTGCCGCATCGGCCAATGTGCCGGCGCACCGAGCCGCGAACGACCTGTCGGCCGATGCCATCGCCTTCAATGCGCAGACCCAGAAGGCGACGGAATATGTGAAGGCGCAGACCCATGAGGTGGACCGCCTGTCAGAGTCCCTGCGCGGGAATGCGGTGGACCGCGCTCTTGCGACGGCCGCGATGCGTGCGCAGAGCGAAATTCGCGATCAGCACCTGGATGGGATCCCGGCAGAGAACCTCCTCCTGCTCCGACAGCGGGAGGCGATGCTGCAGCTTCAGGTGGCCGTCAACGACAACAACCGGGCATCGGCGGCCGAGGTGGCGGGCAATCATCTGTTGGCCCAAGCCTACGGCGCCTCGTCGGCGGCCGTCCGCGAGGCGCAGATCCAAGCGAAGGCCCTCGCCGAGGCGGCCCGCGGCACGATCGAGCCCTATGACGCCATCGTTGGTCGCCTGCGCGCCCTGGATGATGCTCAGCGGGAGGTGGCGACGGCGCAGTTCGACCAGACCCTCCGGCAGCAGACGGAGGACGCCGAGCGGCTGGCCGAAGCCTGGGGCAAGGGCGCCGGCGCGGCGCGGGAGGCGGCCCTCGCCGCCGAGGCGCTGGCAGAGGCGCGCAAGCGCGGGCTCGACCCCAGCCGGGATGCCGGCGAGATCGAGAACCTCAGCGCCGGCATCCTGGCGCGCGATGTGGCGCAGCGCTCGCAGCAGTTCGCGCAGATCGCCGCCGAGCAGCGGCAGGCGGTGGACCTCGCCAATGCCGAGTGGAGCATGCTCGGCCAGTCCAATGCCGAGCGCGCGCGGTCGGTGGCGATGCTCCAGGCCGCCAACGACCTGCGCGCGAAGGGCGCGGACATGACCGACGCCGGCACCCAGGCTTACATCCGGCAGGCCGGCGAGCTGGCGCGCGTGAACAGCGAGTTGCAGGAGGCGGCGCAGAACGCCGCCAATGTGGTGCAGCCGATCGGTACCGCCTTCGAGGACGTGCTTGTAGGCGCCTCGAAAGCTGGCGATGCGGTGAAGGCGCTGGGCGAGGACATGAAGCGCATCGCCGCCCGCCAGTTGGTCACGAAGCCCTTCGAGACTTGGCTGTCCGGCAGCCTGACCAAGCTGATGTCCGGGCCGATCCAGGTGGCGAACGACAACACGCCGAAACCGGCCAACGACCCCGGCGCGCTGGATCGCATCGTCAGCAGCGTGAACGGTGGACTCGGCTCGTCGCCGTCCAACGCCATGTGGGTGCAGGTCACCGGCGGCGCTGCGGCGCTGGACCTGGGTGCTGTGGCCAGCAGCGGCCCCTTGCCGGTGGCCATCAAGGACGGCGGTCAGGTCGTCGACATGCTCCGGTCGGAGGCCCGCGCGCAGGGCGTGCCGGAGGAGGTGGCGCTCGCCATCGGGAAGATCGAGAGCGGCTTCCGTCAGTATCGTGATGATGGGCGGGTACTGACCTCCAGTGCCGGGGCCATGGGCGTCATGCAGCTCATGCCCGACACGGCGAAGTGGCTTGGCGTCGACGCGACCGACACGCGCGAGAACGTCCGTGGCGGCATCAAGTATCTGGCGATGCTCGGCCGCCAGTTCGGCGGCGACTGGACGAGGGCGGCAGCCGCATACAATGCCGGCCCTGGCCGTGTGCAGGACTACCTGTCCAGCGGCCGGGCACTGCCGACGGAGACGGTGACCTACGTCGAGCGTTTCGGAAAGACCGTCCAGACGGTCAGCACCGATGTCGCGACCATGGGCACCCGCGTCGGGGGTGTGACCCAGGCGCAGGAGGATGCCCTCCAAGTCCAGCTTGACGCCGTCGCCGCCCAGAAGGTCGCCGCCGGCAGCGCGCAAGACCTCACCGCGGCGCAGTCGGCGCTGGTGGCCTCCGTGCTGGGCACCGCGACCGCCAACGACAACGCGGCCGACACCATCGCCGGCACCATCACCGTGCAGTCCCAGGCGATCAGCAGCATCGGCGCCAATGCCATCAGCGCCGCCGAGCAGATGGGCGACGCGGCCGACGGCGCCAAGGCCCTGGCGGATGCCTCGGACTCGGCGGGCGGCACGTTGATGGCCGGCGCGCAGGCCGTCTACAGCGGCTTCAGCACGGTCATCAGCGGCGTCTGGAATGCCGTGACCAGCCTGTTCAGCGCCGGCTCTTCGGCTGGCGGCGGTGCGATGGCGGGCAACCACCAAGTCGGCACAGCCGCCGGGGCGATTTCGAGCGGTCGCAGCCTCGTCAGTGCGGCCCAAAGCGCCTATCAGGTCGCCACCGGCACCAACGCGCTGGGAACCGCAGCCACCAACTTCGCGATGTCCGCCACCGGGCAGTCGCTCGGGCTGGCCACCAGTGCTGTCGGCGAGATGGGGCCGGTGATCCCCACGCTGACCGAGACTGGCACGGCTCTGACTGGTGCCGCCAGCACCATCGGCGGCGCCATGCCATACGGGATGATCGGCGGCTTGGGAGGCTCGCTGATCGGTAACGCGACCGGTAGCAAGACGCTAGGCGCAATCTCGGGCGCCGGGCTTGGGGCGGGCTCCGCCGCTCTGGGCTCCTACCTCGCCACCGGTGCCATGATGGGGCCATGGGGACTGGCCGCCGCGGCTGTCATTGGCGGCATCATGGCGGCCCTGGGCACTCAGAAGCCGACAGTTGGCCCGACAGTGTCGAGCGGCCTCATCCGGTCGGCCGACGGCAAGTCGGTCACCAGTGGCGGCTATCTGACCGACAACAAGGGCGATCCGGCGGAAGCACAGCGGCTCGGCGATACCTTGGCGACCGTCGTCAATGCTGCCCTGATCGGCGGCGGCACGCTGACCCGCGATCTCGGCATCGGCAGGACCGAGCGGAAAGGGCTCTACGCCTCCGGAAGCCTGCCGTACCGTGACTTCGGCGACGACGTTGCCGGCCTGATGCGCTACGTCCTGCTGGAGCAGGGCAGCCTGCAGGGTGCCGGCCCGGCCGTCACCAAGGCCATTCAACGCTCGACCGCCAAGGACTTCGAGGAGTCCGCCAAAGATCTCGCCCTCGGCGCGAACATTGATGCCGGCGTGACCGCGCTGAAGGAGCTGGACACATCCCTGGCCGGCATCACCCGCTCGGCCAAGGAGACGACCGCCGACGCACTGAAGCCAATGCTGGAGGAGCTGGCGCGCGCGAAGTCGCTGGACCTCGGCGGCGAATACGTGTCGCTCGCCAGGGGGCAACTGGAAGCCTACCTGCAGCAGCTCAAGAACCCGATCGACTGGACGCAGGGCGAGCAGGACATGGCCACCCTCGCCGGTCGCTTCGACGCGATCCGGGAAGCGGCGATGCAACTCGACCCGGCGCTCGTCACCACGGTCAACGCCATCGAGACCGAGACCCGCGCCAGGATCCAGCGCGATACCGCCACCTCCTACGACAAGCAGATCAATGAGGCGCAGGGCCGGGGCTACGTCGACCAGATCACGGACCTGACGAAGAAGCGGACGGTCGCGGAGCGCGAATTGGCGGCGGTGGGGCTGGACAGCAGCCGGGCAACAACACTTTTCAACTCGTCGCTGGATGGCGTCCTCAAGACGCTGACCATCAAGCAGCTCGCCGACGTCACCAAAACGTTCGGCGGGGCTATTGGCGATCTGGCCGACACGATGCGACAGGCCACTCAAGCGGCGAACTCGTCGTCCGGCTGGCTGACCATCGAGCAGGCGATCGACCCGACCCGGAAGGCGAAGGCATCCGATGTTCTGCGCCAAGCCGGGGTGGATGCCGGCACCACCTTCCTGAACAGCGACTTCCCGGCGGTCCTGCAGCGCTTCCTCGACACCGCCAATGCTGGGACGGCCACTGCAAACGACCTTCGTACCGCCTTCTACTTCGTGAATACGGAGATGGCGGCAGGCACAGTCTCGGCCGACCAGTTCAACAGCGTCGTCGGCACCATTGCCCAGACCTACAAGGACGGCCAGGAGAAGATCAAGACGGCCAACGACAACGCGAGGCAGTCCTGGGCCTCTGTGGTGTCGTCCTCCTTGCAGACGACGCAGTCGCTGGTGACGCAGTGGCAGAGCCTCTACGACACCCTGCACAACAAGCGCATGGCGAACATCGTCGGCGACTACAGCCCGCTCGGCCCCGAGGCCAAGCTGGCGGAGGCGGCGCAGCAGTTCCGCGACGCCCTGGCCGTGGCGAACGACAACGACCCGACGGACAAGGAGTCTTTGGCGGCGGCCGAGAAGCTGCCGGCGCTCGGTGATGCCTATCTGAAGGCAAACAACGACTTCTGGGCCAACGCCAACCCGAAGGCTTTCGAGGAGGTTCAGGCCGGCCTGGGAACCGTCGAGAGCGTGGCGAGCCGGCAGTTGTCGACTGCCCAACAGCAACTCTCCTACCTGTCCAGCCTCGATGCGACGCTGAAGAGCCTCGACAGCACCGTCGCCGACCAAGCGAAGATGGAGAAGATCCTCTCCACTCCTCGCAATTGGGGAGCGACGGAGTCTGTCACCGCCAACATGCAATTGGCCCTCAAGACAGGGTACGAAGGCGACTTCGGGGCCGGCGGGTGGCAGGCGTGGATCACCCAGCAGCCGGAGAGCACTAAGGCGATCGCCCGCCAAGTCCTAACTCAGATGGGACAGGCGTGGCGCATCAACGGGTTCGCATCGGGGACGCCTGCGGCACCGCCGGGCTGGGCCTGGGTCGGTGAGCAAGGCCCCGAACTCATGATGATGCGGGGCGGCGAACCCGTTGTTCCCAACGGCGCGGCGGTGGCCATGGCCAAGTCGTGGGAAGCCGCGTGGCAGCCGGCCAACGACCGGTGGTCCGGCAGCAACGTCATGACCTTCCAGGCCGCCCCGGCGGATGGCGGAAATGCTTTGCTGGCATCGCTGGTCGCCCAGAACGCCGCGCTCATCCGTGAGGTGAGCCAGCTCCGCCAGGAAGCGGCCCGCAACGCCCGCATCCTGGCGAAGCTCACGGAAGCCGGGATCGAGGAGAACGCCCGCGGGCACGGGCGCACCGCGTCGGCCTTGAACGTGCAGCGCGATAAGGAGAGAGCGGCATGATCCACCTCGTCGAAATCGGCTGCTACGTCGGCGGCCTGTCGACCAGCACGCACGCCGTTGGGGGCGGCGTGCGGTCCTTCCTGATGGCGTCGGGTCCGCGCGCGACGGCCGACATGACCCTGCGCGTGGAGGCGGCGGGCGATCCGTCGAAGTGGATGGAGGGGCTGGTGGTCGAGGCATCGTCCGCCGGCTTCACCCTCTCCGTAAAATCGTGGTCCGGGACCGGCGCCGTCTCGTCCTGGCGGCTCGCCGCCGGCCAACTGCGCTTCAGCACGGCGGAATACGGGGGAGCCGGCGCGCCCGGCCCCTACGAGCCCGTCATCGCGCCGGAGGGCTATGCGCGCGGCAAGGTCAGCCTGCACGGCGATGGCCGCAGCTTCGGTGCCGGTGATGTCGAGAAGGGGTTGATCAAGGTCATCAACAAGGGGGAACGCGACCACCTCCGGCGCTATGCATATTTCGGCCGCGTGGCGCGGGAGTTGGTGGTCGACGGCCCCGCCACGCCCTATGCCGAGGCTGTCGTCCTGCGCACCGGCACCGTGGAACAGCCGGTGGTGGGGGATGAGGACGTGCTGTTCCGGTGGCGGGGGCGGTTGGCGGATCTCGACAGCCGCTGGCAGGGCAGTACCTTCCCGGGTGGTACCGGCGCCGGCATGAGCACGGACGGTGCCGAGGGGCTGAAGGACTTGCCCCGCCCCCGGCTGCGCGGCTATCGGGCGCAGATCGAGCCGGTACCGACCAACGTCAGCGGGACCTTGCGGCAGATCTCCGACCGCCGGATCCATGGTGTGGCAGACGGACGCTGCCGTGGTGTTCCGAACCCGGTCGGTACCCGATACGCCAGCCTTGCGGCGCTGAAGGCGGCTACGCCGGCTGCCGGCACCTTCAACTGGTATGCGGGCGAAGCCGGTGACGGTGCCTGGTGCGTGACCACTGTCGGGTCGCAGGCCGGGGTGTTCACCCTGGCGGCGTGGGAGGGCGAGACAGCGGCCGACCGGACGCTGGCGCAGGTCTGGCGCCGCGTCCTGATCGAGGATTGCGGATACGCCGCCACGGAAATCGCGGACGCTGATGTGGCGGCCTTGGACGATACTTGCCCATGGGAGGCCGGGGTTTGGGCGGGCACGCAGGAAAAGACCAAGCGTGATGCCCTGAACGAGCTCGTCGACGGCGTCGCCGGCTACTACGACGACGACCTCGGCCGCTGGCGCATCCGATACGACGGCGCTGCCGGCGGCGATCCTGTCATCGTGTTTCGGCATTTCCTTGAAAATGACGATTATGCGATGGGCGGCGAGGTCCCGTATGTGGCGCTCGAACTGGTCGCGAGCGCCGACGATACCAAGGGTCTGCCGGTCTGCGCCGTCGACGTGCAGTTCGCGCCGCGTGACCGGGTGCTGAGCGACGGCGACATGGCGGGAGACGCCACCTCGACCACGGACTCGGTCGGTGGTGCCGATGCGCGCAAGCAGCTTGGCAGCGAGGCTCTGACGGCCACTTGGCCAGCCAGCGGCAAGGATGAAACCGTCATCGCCCTGTGGGGCGAGCGGCGCCTGCCGGTCAAAACCAGCCTGCGCTACCGCGAGCATGCCCTGACGCACGCCCAGCGGCTGCACGCCGTCCATTCCGTGCTGCGCGACCGATACGTCGCGACGGGCTTCCTCACCACCGAAACCGCCGTCGCTCGGCCGGGCGCGGTGGTCGGGCTGCAGTCCCGGCGGTACGGACTGGACGCCGGCCAAACCCTCCGCGTGAACGGTCGCACCCTGGAAGGCAAGACCCTGAAGCTCGACCTGCTGGAGACGCCCGAGTGACCACCAACACGACCCTCATCCGCGGCATCGTTGGCCTCGATAGCTGGACCTCCCAGTTCACCTTCGCCCCGGCCGTCGGCGCAAACTGGTCACCTGACCGCCCGGTGACCAACCTGGGGGGCATGCCGCTGTATCGGGTCGGCGAGACGCTCACCGGCTCCCAGGCGGACACGGTGTTCGTGGCAACCAGCCCGACTCCTCGTCCGGTCGGCTTGCTGGCCTTCATCGGCCACAACAGCGTGCATGACGACGACACCTTCGATGTCGAGTTCTTCGGTGACGAGGACTTGGAGGTGCCGGTCCACCAGATCATGGGCGAAGAGTTCTGGCCCACCGTCTATGACCGCGCCAGCTTGCCGATTGAGCACGAGAGCTTCTGGACCGGCAAATACACGCTGCGGCAGAAGCAACGCAAGCGCGTGCCGATCCGGCCGGTGTGGATCCCGCAGCCGGTGATGTGCAAGGGCATCAGGGTCACGGTCCACAAGTTCGACCCCACCACCGGGCCGTTCCGGTGCCGGATGTTCGAGATCGCGCTCGGCTATCAGTTCTCGATCAACCCCGAATTCGGCATGCAGTACGGCCTGCGGTTCCGCACCACCAGCGTGGAAGCAGTGTCCGGGCACAAAGAGTTCGATCGGCTGCCCGCGCCGCAGACGTGGAAGGGCACCCTGAAATACCTGCCGCAGGATGAAGCCCGGCAGCGAATGTATGACGCGCTCGAAGACAACGACCTGAATACGCCTTTCCTTTTCTTCCCGTTTCCGAGCCGGAAAATCGACTGGCTGCGCATGGTGTCTTTCGTGCGCAACACCGATCCCGGCCTCTATTCGATTGTCGCGGCTCGTCACGACGAGGTGCCGTTCGCCTATGAAGGAGTCCTCTAAATGGTGATGCTGAAGGGTCAGCCATACACGGCCGAGAACATGGGGTCGAACTTCGGCCACAAAGAAAAGACGAAGGCCGGCGCAGATGGCGTCACCCGCGACCGCTGGGAGAACATGTGGGTCGACGGCGTGGCCGAGCTGGACGACCGGGTAACCGACATCACGGAAGCCAACGAGCAAGCCCAGCAGGCACGGGACGAGAGCCAGGCGGCAGCCGGCGCGGCGGCTACCAGTGCCTCTGCCACAGCGACAGCGAAGGGCGCTGCACAACAAGCGCAGGCCGCCTCCGAGACGGCGCGCGACAAGGCCAAGGACTGGGCCGAGGGTGACGGCGAGCCGGGCGGCGCCGGCAGCAAGTCGGCGAAGGGCTGGGCCTACTACGGCCTTGCGCAGGCACAGACCCAGGTGGGCCTCGCACAGGCGCAGGTGAGCCTTGCGCAGGGATTTGCGGTTCAGGCGCAGCAGTGGATCGGCGCCGCCAGCTCCGTCATCATCCCGGCCCTGTCCAAGCAGGTTGTGGCCACGTGGTCGCTGGTGGACTGCTACATCTACGATACCAGGGCGGACACCGATGGCGGTGCCTGGATCGACCGCTGCGGCGCGACCTCTTGGGAAAATGAGCCGTTGAACACTGCGACCAGAGGGCCGCGCGCGAAGTTCCCGGTGGTGGCACTGCTAGTCCTTGAGACGGCCAAGTTGACCATCTATGACGCCTTGGACCTGGATGCCAGCGGCGCGCCGCGGCTCTGGATGGCGTTCCCCAGCGGCGGAATGTTTCCCGGTTTCGGTTCCGCCAAAGCGGTGACGGCTATGAATGGCCGCGTGTGGGTTTGTGACCGGAATGGCGGCACTGACGGCCGCCTCCTTGAAGTGGCGTTCTCGCTTGATGCGGCAAAGCTCTATGCGTCTGGCGGGGTGGCTGTCCATCAGCGCAACATTGCGCTGCGCTCGTCCGGGGCTTGGGGCGCTTGGGGGGGTATCGGCATTGTCTCCAATGTCGCAAACGCCGTCACCGCCCGCGTCCTCCCCGGCGCCCCTCTCGACGCTGCCGGGCTCGCTGTTCCGACTGTCGCGGTGGCGACGGCTGGTGGCGTGAGCGTTATCCGGCATGATGGGAATGTGTGGGACATCACCATCAGTTCTCCCGGCGCCTCTCGCGTGTCGTTCACCGATACCACCCTGCGCGCTGTCATGGCCGGCGATGCCAACGCCGTGCGCGTAGGGCCGATACCGTCTGCGGACGTTGGTGTGCTGGCGTGGCAAACGCACCTGTACTATCCCGGAAAGGCCGGCGGCGTGCTGCCCACCCTGTCCGCAAACGCTGGCGCGACCGACAAGTATATTGGCGGCGTGTCTGGTCTGTGCCTGTTGGCCGAAGACACCAACACGCCGGCCAACGGCATGGTCGCCTACCTGACCTCCACGTACTGCACGGGCTGGATGCCGGGGGCAACGGTCGGCGCGTGGCTCTGTGATGGGACGCCGGGCGCGATCACTGGCAGTGGTGAGCTTGTCGCCAATGGTGGGTTCGATACCGACACGGCTTGGACCAAAGGCACCGGCTGGGCGATTGGCGGGGGTGTAGCGGCCAAAACGCCCGGCGGAACGGCGGGCTTGGAGCAGGCCGGCAGCGTTTCCGCAGGACTTGTTGCGAACCAGACATATGCGGTGACCTACACGCTGTCCGGTGTATCTGCGGGCGCTGTGAACGTCTGGCTCGGCGGCAAGGTCGGCAACGCGCCCCGCACCGCAAGCGGGACATACACCGACTACATCACCACAACGAACACATCGGGCGTAGCGTTCACGCCGGACGCAGCCTTCGGCGGCTCCATCGACAATGTGTCGGTCAAGCTCGCCACCCCCGATCGCAGCTACAAGGGCAAGGGGCTGATCGTCAACGGGACGCTACAGCGCACTGCGGCCAATGGTGGCGATGTGGTGGCGTGGTCGGGGTTCTCGGCCAGCAATTACCTGGAGCAGCCCGCAGGGAATACGGATCTGGATTTCACGGGCGATTGCTGCGCCATCTTCTGGTTTCGCAACTCGAACACAGGAGCTTCTAACCGCTTTATCTTTGACAGGGCGGACACCGCAGGCGCGGGCGACCGATACCGGGCGTTCCTGACCACAACGGGCGCGCTCAGTTGGAACGTCCGGGATGGGGCTACCGACAGGTTTGCGACGACGCCATCGACTTATACCGACGGCAGTTGGCACATGGGCGTGCTAGTGCAGCGTGGCGGCGTGTCCGAGGTTTGGGTTGACGCCGCTACGCAAGTCACACTGGCAACTGGCACGGTAGGGGACCTGACCAACGCATCTGCGGTCCTGCGCATAGGTTGCTCGTACGGTGGGGGAAATGCTTGGGCCGGCGACTTGGCTATGCTGCGCCTGGGCGCCTACGCCCCCTCTGCTGCGCAAATCGCCAAGATATACGCCGACGAACGCCCCTTGTTTGACAGCGGCGCCAAGGCTTTCCTGGGCGGCACGTCATCGTCTGTGCAGTCTCTCAGCTATGACGATGCCACGGGCAAGCTTGGCGTGGGCACTGGCGACGGGGTGTCGGTGTTCGCCGGGCTGCGGCGGGTCGATTACAAAGACGCGGCTGGGGTGGCTGTCGGCGCCAACCTCGTCACCGATGGCGACCCCTTTACCAGCACTACCGGGTGGACCCCCTCGAACGGCGGCGCGCTGTCCGTCGTCAATGGGCGACTGCGCGTCACTGGAACCGGCGCAATCGACCCCGCTGCAACGCGGACATTCACCGGGCTGACGGTCGGCAAGTCGTACTTGGTCAGTGTGATCGGTAACAAGGGCTCGCGCGCCAATGCGCAGTCGGGGGTTGTCGCGTCCGTTGTCGGCACTGGCGTCTCGGTAGACAGCCAAGCGGCTGGGGACGTGGAGCTATTGCTGCGTTTTACCGCTACTGCCACTAGCCACTCTGTGGTCCTGCGATCTGGCTGGAACATCGCGTCCGGTGAATATGCGGAGTTCGGAAAGCTGGCAATCCGCGAGGCGGGCGCCATCAGCAACGATAACGTCAAGTCCGTCTGCCTGCGCGGCGACACGCTGCTTATCGGCACGTCGGCCGAGGCCGGCATCATCACGCCGCAGATCAACGGGCGCGAACAGATCGTTGCGCCACGTGGACAAGCCGTGGCTGTGCAACCAGTTGCAGCGAGCGGCGGCAACTTTGACTTCGCAATGCTGATGGCAATCGGCGGCGGCATCAACATCCCCTATCTCGGCGAGTAAAGGATCAGATAATGGCTACGAACACTTCCCCTGTTTTTGCGGGTGCGCCGCGGAGCTTCACGATTACGCTACCCCCTGGAGTAATGGCAAACACCGCCGGCAATACTCCAACGGGCGTGACCACGCTCGGGACCATCGGCGCGGCCGGTGGTCAGGGCGGGTGGTGTCGGATCACTCCGCTCGCCACAAATACGGCCGCCGTCGTTTGCGTCCTCAAACGCAAGGCCGGCGAAGCCGCGAACATCTGGCACCTGATCGCTGCTCAGTATGTCGGTGCAACCACGATCAACGCCACCACCGCCCCGGTTCCCCAAAGCATCGCCAGCATCGCTGGAATGGACTTCGAGGCGGGTGACGTGCTCGGCATCGGCTCGTGGGCCACGCTGACCGCCTCTTGTGAGGTGGACCTCGGCTGGTACGACCTGACCAAGCCCGCGTGAGGTGAGCCATGAGTATTCGTGATCCTCTCGGAAGAGGACGGAATTCGCGCCGACGCTTTGTCGGCAGCACCTTCTTTTGCAGTCCCTCGCTTTCGGGCGTAATTAGTTGCATCGTGCCCGCTGGCGTTGATAGCTGCGATATCATTGCCGCCGGCCCTGGCGGAACGGGCGGCTTCGATTATGGAGCGCCCAATGCAACCTACGGCGGCGGCGGCGCACTGGCAATCAGACGCAATAAGGCAGTGCAGCCCGGCCAAGCTATCCCTGGAACCGTGGGGTCCGGTGCAACCGGCAGCGCCACCACAGTAGACGGCATGGTCGCTGGGGCTGGCGGGCGCACGGACTCGGCCAGTGTGCCTGCACCCGGAGGAACAGCATCAGGGGGTGACGTAAACCTAAGCGGAGGGCTTGGATCATACCCCAGTGGAATACTGCCAAGCCCTGCATGGCCGACATCTAAAGTATTCTCTGGAGATCATGGCGGGCCATACATCCACCCGAACTTCAAAGGGCTGGGTATAACCTTGGGGGGTACTGTCGGCAACACTCCCGGTGGAGGCGGCTCTGGCACCACAAGCAACAACAATATTGCTGGAGGCAATGGCGGCATCTTCTTTTTCTGGTACGTTACGGAGGTGGTGTGATGGGTTTCCTCGGACAAGGGCTTCAGCGCACACGGCGCAATGCGCCCGGCACGCTACAATTCGCCGGCATGGACTACATCACGGCGGCAGGCGCATTTAACTGGCCTGTCCCTCCCGGTATCGACACCATCGACATTATAGCGGTTTCCGCAGGGGTCACCGTAACAGCCGGTGCCGCAACGTCTGGCTCCTCTGGAGCGGTATCCGTGAGGGTGGGCAAAGCGGTTACCCCCGCAGAGGTGATCCAAGGCTCCATCGGGGCCACGGTAACTGTGGACGGGATGACGCTTACGGACGCCAATGCAACATGGTGGGCGGCGGCATCCGCAGGCGTGGGAGGGGACTTGAACTTCCCCGGAATTCTGGCGGCGACCGGCGGCCCCTCCGACATCTATTCCCTAACCGGCAATGTCGTGGGTCCAAGTATTGACGGGAGTCCACGTCTGACCGGTAGCTTCAACTCCCGCACAAACTATCCGGGGACCTTTCCCGGCGGCGGAGCCTACCGGGAGGGCACCGGGCAACAGCTCGGAGGCGCTGCTGCTGTCTTTTTCATAATGTTCCGGAGTATCGGCTAATGGCTTACTGCAAGATCAACCTCGAAACCCTCGTCGTTATCGGCGGTCCGGAAGATCTGCCGGCGGCGCTCGTGGGCCTGCTTCCGGAGTCCTTGGTCGATCTCGGCTGGACCGACCCCACGCTAGAGCTTATCGGCTACGGATACTGGCCGGTGACGGAAGAGGCGGTCGCGCTCCCGTCGGCGCTCACCCATCAGATCGTCGCCGATCCTGATCGGGCGCCGCTGGTGGACACAGAGGCCAAGCTCGTCACTCTGCCGCGCAAGGTGGTGCCCCTGCCGGACGAGGTGCTGGCCGCCAATCTGGACGCACGCCGGGCGGCCAAAGTGGACGCGATCAACGCCGAGCGAGACCGGCGCTTGGCGCTTGGTGTCGAGCACGGTGGCAAGACCTTTGGGACCGACGTCCAGACCCGCACGGACCTTGGGGGTATGGCCACCACCGCGGCCCTTGTGCTGGCCGGCGCGCTGACGTGGCCCGACAGCTACGCCCAAGGCTGGATCGCCAGCGACAACAGCCGCTTGCCACTGCCGACGCCGCAGGACGGTGTTGCTCTGGCTGCTGCGGTGGCAGGGACGTACAGCGCGATTGTGCAGCATGCGCGAGACGTGAAAGATGCCGCCCTGGCGTCTGACGATCCAGAGAGTATCGACCATCTGTCCGGCTGGCCGGAGGGCTGACCCATGAAGCGCTACCTGCTGAACCTGTTGGTGGCGCTTGATCAACTGGGTAGCGCCATCGCCTTCGGTGATCCGGACGAAACCATATCGTCCCGGCTCGGCAAAGCCCGCCGCGGCGACTATGGCCCCCGCTGGCAGGCCGTGACAGCGCCCTTGCGCTGGGCCGTCGACGCTTTCTTCCGCGTGGTGTGCCGGCAGCCCGATCACTGCGCGACCCACATCGAAGAGGACGAAGGCGTTCGGCGCTGACGTCGCGACAACACTCCAAGCTTGATCGATCCGGCGCCCGCGAGGCGCCTTTCTCATATCTGGAGTTCCACCATGTTCGACCACATCCTGCCGGCGCTCGCCGGCTGGCTGGCCGCGCACGCCCTCGACCAGGCGGTCATCATCATCTTGGCAGCGCTCTGTCACCGCGAGCGCGGCGCCACCCATAGCTGGCTCGGCACCCAGGGCGCCCGCGCTCTCTTCTGGGCCACCCCCATGACCCTCTGCGTCTGGTACCTGCGCCAGGACGTGCCGTGGGAGGCCCTGGCGCGCGTGTGGCTGGCGTGGTTGCTGGGGATGGTCCTACTGCCCCACGGCGCGGGCCAGGGCCTCGCCGGCATCCCCTGGAAAGCACCGGAGAGCGCGACCGGCATGGACAGGATCGCCCGGCCCGAGCGGCTCGGGTACCTGTGGCTGGCCGGGCTCGGCCGCCTGCTGGCGGTAGCCTGGGCGTTGGAGCCGTGGGTGCCGCTCTCCGCCGGCTGGTCGGTGCTGGGCGGGTTGGCGATGCCGGCCGGCTACCTGCTCGGGCTGCTGCCCCCGGCACTGCCTTGGCGGCTGCGCACCGAACAGGAGTGGGGCGAGGTGCTGGCCGGCGGCGGGATCGGCGTTGTCGTCGTGCTCGGTCTGGCGGCCTGACCGCCATGACCGAAGCCCCATCCCCCGCCGAGCAAGAGGTGCAGCAGGCCCTGGATGCCTGCGGCGGCGATCGAGACGCCGCCATGCTCTTGCTCGGCCAGCTCCTGACCAACGCTCGCCGCGCCATGTGCGGCGGCTTCCTCCGTCTCGGCCAGCCCGATCTGAAGCCCGACCGCTGAAAAGAAAAAGGGCGCCAGCAGGCGCCCCGAGTCGAGGGAGGAATGTCCGAGGAATCCGTCAGACAGCCTCAGCATCCACCGCCCGCCTTTCCATTTCCTCTTCATCCCGATGGGAGAAACCCCCATGTCCACCACGCCCACCGGCGCGGCGATCCCGCGCGACCCCACCGAAGCCGTCATCGACAACATCCTCCGCCGGGAGGGCTGGCCGCGCTACACCGACAGGTCCAGCGACCGCGGCGGCCCGACGAAGGGCGGCATCACCCTTGAGACGCTGACGAGCTGGCGGAAGCGCCCGGTCACGGCGACCGACGTTGCCGCGCTGGACGAGGCCGAGGTGCGGGCCATCTACCGCGCCAACTACATCGAGAAGCCGGGCTTCGCCGGCATCGCCGACGACAAGCTGCGCGCCCTGGTGATCGACTCGGGCGTCAACCATGGCCCGGCCCGGGCGAGCACCTGGCTGCAGGATGCCGTCAACGACCTCGCCGGCCGGTCGATCCTGCAGATCGACGGCGCCGTCGGGCCGAAGACGCTCGCCGCGGTCAATGCCGGCGACGCGGCTGCGCTGTGGCGCTCCGTCTTCGCGAGCCGCATGCGGTTCTACGGGCAGATCATCACCGGCGACGCCCGCAAGCGCGGCCGGGTCGAGGATGACGCCCTCAATGCCGCCGGCTGGCTCAACCGGTTGGCTGAGTTCATGGAGGCATGAGTCCTCGGATGGGAGGGTTTTTGCGAGACCTTACCCAATCCAAATGAACTTGAGGACGCAGCCACCCGACTGCGATACACTCCATTTGCGAAGCGAGGGTTAAGCCATGTCTGAACAAGACGCAAATGAACCGGATTGGGCAGGCGTTCCCGAAGTAATTGCGAAAGAAATTTCTCGGCAAGGAGAGGTTAGAACCGCAGCTCTTATGACGATCTCGTTGGCAGCCGTTCAGCGGGCAATGACGTTCGCCAGCATCACGGCGACCGCCACTACTGCCACCGTTGGTGCCGGAATTGCCTCCGCGTCTGGATCCCCACTGTTCGCTGGCTTAACCGTACCTGCCTTCACCGCAGCGCTCTTTTTCTGGCTCAGTTGCATCTTGAGCGTGACGCAGGCTCGACCTATTCCTCTTCACGCTCCTGGCAAACATCCCCGATTGCTTTATAGCGATGCCGAATACATGGCTGGTCCGGCGCCTCGCTCATTCGGTTGGGATGCAGAGGCCTATCAGCACTCCATTGACTTCAATGAGGAGTGCCTCGCCCGAAATGGCCGTCACATGATGACGGCCATCCGACTAGCCGTGCTAGCTCCAGCCGCCGCCCTTATTTCTTGGGTGGCTGAGGTGGCGGGGGCGGGGGCATGGGTGGCCGGGGTGGGCCAGCACCTGGGTTTCCTCTAGTTATTGGCGGTGGTGGGGGAGGCTTAGAAAAGCGCATGGTTACTCCATCAGGCTAATGACGCACCTGATGGTAGTGAAGGGATGCTGAGGTGTCGACCCCAGCTTCTCCTGCATCAAGGCCGCCCCTCACCGGGCGGCCTTCCTTTTGCCGACTCCGAGACCGGCTGACTAGCTCAGTCGGACAACAGCGCATCCCGTGCGTCCCGCCCATCGTCGGTGAGCCGCCTAACACCCGGACAATGCCCTGGCATCATAAGCCCCAGGTCCTGACACTCGCCGATCAGCCATCCCGGAATATCGGCAGCGTCGGGGTAGACGTCACCCTCTGCATCCGCCGTCAGAAGACAGAGGATCTGATCCTGCGACAAGGTCTCCTGCACATGGACGCGGGCGCTGAACTGCGGCTTGGGCATGCTGGCCTCCCTACGACACGCCAGCATGCTCTCGCTCCATCCACCTGACAATCCACCCGCCCGCGCCATCCCGGCCGCGGGCTTTTTCATGCCCGAAAGGAGGCCCCCATGCTCCCACTGCTCATCGCTGCCGCCGCCCCGCTCGCTGAGTTAGCCGGCGAGGAAATCGCCAAGCTGATCGCCGGCGACGACCCGGCCACCACCGCGAAGGGCGCAGCCGTCGCCCAGGCGCTGGTCACCGCAGCCGGCACCGTTGCCGGGGTGTCCATCACCCGCCCGGAGGACATCGCGCCGCTCGCCGCCTCCATCGCTGCCGATCCCGCCACGCTGGCCGAGTTCCGCAAGGCCGTCGGCGACCAGATGCTCGCCCTCCTGACCCTCGACAACGGCGACCGCGCGTCGGCCAGGTCGCAGACGGTAGAGCTGGCCAAGGCCGGCAGCCGGATCGGCTGGGGAGCGCCGCTGGTTTCCCTGGTGGTGCTGATCACCTTCGGCGTCGTGCTGTACCGGGTGCTGTCGGTGCCGGCCGGGCAGGCGGACCCGAACGCCTCGCTGATGCTGGGGGCGCTGACCACGATGGCCACCGCCGTGGTGTCCTATTGGGTCGGGTCAAGCGCCGGCAGTGCGGCCAAGGACAAGCTGCTGCGGGGGAAGTGACCGCCTAGGCCCGCGCCAAGCGCTCGCGCTCCGCCAGCAGTAACCGCTCGATCACCTCGCGGTCCGACCGCTCCGCCGTCGCTTGCCGGATCGCCGCCAGAGCCGCCACCGCCTCGCCCGATAGGTCGATTACCTTGCGCGTCCCGCCGGCCTCGCGCAGGCGCGCCAGAGCCTCCCGATTGCGGTCGGCGGCCGTCGTCCCTTCCGGGTGCTTGCGAGGGCGCGCCATTACCCGGCTACCCGCTCGATCCACGCCCAGGCGACGCACCGCTCGAAATCCCCCAGCCACCCAACAGCATCCGGGAAGATTGGTTCGGTCGGATGCTCCACCACAGCCACCCACGGTGTGCGGGGCATCACCGGCGGCGCCACACCTGGCGCGGCCTGCAGCAGGGTGTCCCACAGCTTATCGGCGCCGCGCGACCGGCGGGCCACGGCGAAGGTCACGAGCGGGATCGGCTCCGGTGCTGCCGGCGGTACCGTCAGGATATCCGGCCCGTACACGGTCACGATCAAACCACCGGCCAGAGTGAAGACGTGGCTGGTGAAATCCTGCAACTCGGGCACCGGGAGCGGCACCGGTGGCGCTTTGAGCGGGTCATCAGGCAGCAGCGCCCGATCCAGCCATGCGGCGAGCAACGACACCACCTCTTCGCTAACCTCCGATCGCGGCGAGCGGCGGCTGTGACCGGTGGTCAGTGTGACGTGGTCGAGATAGGTGGCGGCAGTCATCGGCGCTCCATCAGCCGGGAAATGGGCGGCAACAGGGCGCGCACAGCATCGAGGTGGCGGCACGGGATGTGCCAATGGGTAGCGGTATGGCTCCAGATGCAGCGGCGCGGGTCATAGGGCAGCTTGTAAGGCGTAGCGCCGTCCAGCGGCGCCAGGAGCCTGTCCACAGCGGCATTGGGCGGTTGCACCACGATGACGATCCGCCGACCACCGTCGAAGCACCAGGGATAGGTCGCGGTGGGCAGCGGCTCGAAGGCGAGGGCGTCACGCCCCCGCGCATCGTCGTGGCGCGGATCGAGCCCGCGCCCCATTACAGACCCCGAGCCCGCAGATCGCGGATACTGGCGGCGATGTCGGGGGCATGTTGATCCAGCAGGGCTAGGGAAGCAGGGCCGGTCCAGCCGTCGTATGGGTCATAGCCCTCCCCGCCTTCGAGCTGCCCGCGGACATAAGTGGCGCGCATGCGGTCGCGCTCGGCGGCCAGGTCGGCCGGGATGGTTTTCACCACCGCCGCATATTCGGCGATCAGATCCAGCCCGGCGGCGTCTGCGGCGGCCTTGGCCTCGGTCACCCCAGCGTTGCGGGCACGCAGTGCGTCGGCCTGCGCCGGGGTCAGCTCGATCAGCTCACCCCCCTGCGTGGTCTGCCCGAAGGCCACGCCGCCGACGATGTCGCTGCGGCACAGGCCGGACAGGGTGTCGGTGGTGAAGAAGTAGTAGATGCCGGCACGGCGATCCTCGGCCGGATAGGCGATTCCGATGGTAGCCGGCTGGCTATCCGCGACATTGACAGCAAGACGGGCGCCGGGTTGAGCCCAGGCGGAGGTTAATTGGGCGGAGCGGGTGGCGTCCTGGGCGGTCGCGATGTCAGCGGCAAGACGGTCGGCGGTGGCGGTGTCGAGGAGGAGGATGGCGCGGTCTGTCCCGGAGCGGATGAGGTGGGAGGCGCCATTGGCGCGCAGCTCAGCGCTGAAGTGCCCAGCGTCCTCAATCTCGCAGAAGGTCACGCGCCGGTCTGCGATGACGGCGATGAATCGGTCGCCGAGGGTTTCGACGGAAAATGGGGTGCCCTTGACGGTGGCGTAGGTGCCGATCTGCGTCATGATGGTTTCCTGCCCGCTGAAGCCCGAGGCGCGGCGTCAGCGCCTGCTGACCCGAGTTTTGTACCAATACACAAAACGCAGATCAAGCCTTTTTGTTTAGCCAGGGCCATGGCCCCTCATACATAACGCCTTCAATCGACAGGGCGCCACCGATCTCGATCGCCTCCAGGCGCAAGCCGGCGGCCATCTCCCGCTCGCTGGCCAGGGCGATCGCGCGCTCCGGTCCCGGCGCACGCACCTTCAGGACGACTGAGGGCACCTCGGCAGCGCCCGCATAACCCTTGACCCCGTACATCCGCAT